GGGAGGCGTGGCCCAGCCATAGCCGCCCGGTGTCCGCGTCAGCACCTGCCCCGGCGTGCCGCCCGAAGGCAGCCCGACGCCAGAGCCGTCCCCAGTCAGGTGCGCGGTCAGCGGGTTGCTCTCCGTCCCGTCCCCGGTGATGGTGGTGCCGTCGGTGCTGACCGCGTTTTGCAGGCCGATGGTGATGTTCTTGATGGTCATGTTCAGTTCTCCTTCGTGTAGGTGATGCTCAGCTTCGGGTTGCCACCTGCCGCCACGGCCTTCAGCGTCCGCAGGTCCGGCCCGCTGACCTGCCACACGCTCCCGTCCCCCCACCGCTCGCCGTCCGCCGGGGTCGGGTCCGGTGCGGCGGTCGCAATCCGAGCCACGCCCCCTTCCACGCCGATGCGCGCGCCCGTCGCCTCGGCAGGGATGTTGGGGAGGGCCTGGGCCTGGCCGGTCAGGACGAGGGTGGTGCGGGAGAGGGAGGTGGTCTGGGTGGGGGCGCCGGTGCCGCCTCCGCCCAGTTGCCCGCTTTTCACTGGGACCATCTTCCCCGCCGCCTGGTCGAACACGTACAGCGCGACGGGCGCTACCTTCTCGTAGTCCACGCTGTCGGGGTCGCGGTTCTCCGGGATACCGTTGCTGCGAACGTTCGTCATCTCTCACCTCAATCAGCCAAAGCGAGCGCCCCCACGCGCGGGCTGAAGCGCGGGCGGGGGCGGGATTGGGGTCGCTACGGAATCACGCCAGCTTGAAGGCCGTGAAGGTGGTGATCTGCGCGGTCCCGCCGTAGAGCTGGCGAGAGACGTTGGTGGTTTCGAGGCGCACGTCTACCTTGTCCCCGGTGTTCAGCCGGATGATGGTGCCACCGATCAGCGTGGCGGAGACACCAGTGGCGTTGATTTTCGCCACGTGCTCACCGACTTTTCCGGCCTCCACGTTGTTGACGAAAAACGACGCATTCAGCACGTCGCCATCGGTCAGGTTGACGCACACCAGCGAGGAGCGCAGGTCGTAGATACCCGTTGAGGGTACGGTGAACACGGTCCCGTTGAAGGTGGCCGCACCATCGGTGATGGTGTCGAAGTTGACGATGGCCTTGCCCGGCGAGGTTGCCCGGTAGGCACTCGAATACGCCCGGACAAACACGACGCTCCCCCCGCCCGTGGTTGCCCCGAGCTGGTAGATGTTCCCCGCACTGTCCATCGCCCAGAACTTCCCGCTGCGGGCATACGTCACCACCCGCCCGGCTGGCGGTTTTGTCGGGTCGGCGGCGAGTTCGCGCCACTCCGCCCCGCCCGAGGCCCGGAGCAACAGATTGATGTTCCCCCGGTTCGAGCCGGATTTGCTGTCGTAGAAGGCAATATCGAGGTTGGGGAAAAACTCCTGCCGCGCGTAGCTCCAGAAGTTCCCGCCGTAGTTGCCGGTCTGGACGATCATCATGCCCTGAAGCGGTTTGCTCTGGTCACGGACATTCGTGCGGTCGATGAACCGGCTGGCCTCCCAGTAGGCCATGTCGTCCCACAGTGCCGTGCCGCCTGCCGTGGGGTTCTGGTAGCCGATAGCGGCGCGTTCCAACCCGTTTTTATCCAGAAACCGGACGGCACTGGGGGCATCGTCGGCCAGGTTCTGCACGCTCACCACGTTGTTCAGCGGGAAGTTCGCCACGAAATGGTGTTCTGTGGCTTCCCCCTTCACCACGATGCCGCCCTTCACGCTCAGGGCCGCCGCTTCCCCCTGGCCGGGGGCATCGTAGCCCGCGCGGTATGCCCCGCTGCCACCCACCTGAAGGCTGTTCACGGCGGGGTCGAGGCCACCGGTCCCGGCTGCGCCCTGCTGCGCGATCACCTCCCAATTGGTGCTGTCCCCGCTGGGGGCGGTGGCGGTCTTCCCGGCCACCTTGCGGCGGTAACTGGAGCCGCTGTAGGTCACGGCATCGTTGACCGCGTAGGTGGTCGCGGCGGCCCACGCTCCCCGCCACGTGAGGCCAGCCGGACCAGCGGGCAGGGTCAGATTCAGCGTCTGGTTCGGGGCCGCGCCTGTCAGGCTGGCGCTGGCCGCGCTACCCGCCGCGCCCGTCGTCACGGTTCCGATGCTCAGCGTGCTGGCTGGCCCCGGTTCCCCTTTCGCCGTGTTGGCAAGGCTCTCCGCACGCTGCGCCTGCGCCTTGGCGTAGTCCCCCTGGGCCTGCGCGTAGTCTCCCTGCGTGCCCGCATAGCTCGCCGCGTCATTGGCGGCCCCCATCGCCGCATACGCGTCCTGAGCACCCGCATATGCATCCTGCGCGGCAGCGTAGGCGTCCTGCGCGTTGGTTTGCGCCTGAGCCGTCGCCGTCAGCAGGTTCGTGATCTGCGCCTCGGTCGCCAGGACCGCGCCGCTGGCCCCGAGGGCGGACCCGTCCCACTTCCCGCCTCCAGTGTCGCGGGGGTGGCCGACCGCTGCATCCCAGGGAACACCCCGCACCCCTGGCCCGCGTGGCACTATTCGGACCCTCACCAGCGGCGGCACGGGGTCGCCTATCTCGCCGCCGTAGACCATCAGGGGGCCGTTTCCGGCCTTGTTGAGCAGGGAGGCAAACCCGCCCGTGACCGCTCCCACCTGCCCCTCGAACTGCCCGCCCGCCGCCTGCGCGGCCACCATGTAGGACCGCTCATACTCCACAACGACCGGACTGCCCGTCATGCCCGGCTGCGCCTGCACTTTCAAACTGACTTCGAGTAACTTTGCCATGTCTCTCCTACCAGAAAAATGAATCCGTGCTGTCGGGGTCCGGCACGCTCGCCAGAATCAGCGTCACCGTCAGCGCCGCCCGCCCACTGTGGCTGCCCGCAGGCACCGCCAGCAGGGAACTGGAGGCCAGCGCCACCTCGCCCCGCCCGTCCCGGTCTATGGCCGTGGCCGCCCGGAGCGCCTGTTGCAACTCGCGCAGGGAGAGGCTGAGTTCCGCCTCCGTTTTGAACCGCACCTCACCCGTCAGGGTCAGCGGCACGGGGTCCGGGAGGCCGTCGCTGAGGTCCGTCACGTCCCGGTAGCCCCGTCCCCGCACGAGGTTGTGACTGACCGCCGTGAGGGAGAGCGCGGAAGGCGTCAGCGTGCCGGGCAGGGGAATGCGCCCATTGGGGGTCGTGAGCCAGTAGCGTTCCCTCATGTCCGCCCCCGCGTCTGACCCCGATAGGGCAGCGCCGCCGTGAGAATGCGGGTACTCGCTTCACTCCGGTTCCACGTCACGACCGCACCCGCCGCGTACTGCGAGACGCCGCCGGGCAGGCCGTCCACCCGGAACGGCGGCACATGCACGCCGGGCAGGTTGAACTCATAGGTCGGCCCCACCGCGTAGGGCATGTTCCAGCCGCGCGGCATGGTGAGCGTGCGGGCGCGTTCATACTCGCGGGTGATGACGCTGCGGGCCGAAATCAGCTTGAACGTGTTGCGGTCGCTCTCTGGGCCACTGCTGGGCACGTCCCCGCTGACCGTGATGTACACGTCGGTCAGCGCCGTATTTGCCAGGATGGCGGCGTAGCCCCAGAGTTCGGCAGGCACCTCGAAATCCTGCGTGAACACGCCGCTGAGCCGTATTGACATGGCCCCCAGGACGGCAGGCTGCAAGCCTCCCCGGTTCATCCGCACCGTCAGCGTGATGGGGTAGGGCGAGTTGATCGCCACCTCGTACTGGAGGCGGAGAATCAACTTCCGCACGATGCCGAGGTCCACCGGGCGCTGCCCTGCCGCGCGGTAGGCCTGTGCGTCCATCACCCAGAGCGTGGTGTTCCCCGCCCCGGTCATCTGGTAGGCCTGCCCCACCCCGCTGTTGCTGATATTGCCCGTCGCCAGCTCGTCCACCGTCTCCGTCATCGGGTCCGGCGTAATGGTGGCGAAGCGGCGCGGCGCGAACGGCGGCACGTCCGGGCGGCTGTAGGTCCGCACCGGGAAGTCCGGCCCCGCCTGATAGGTCGCGTCGGTCAGATAGTCCGTGACCGTCCAGCCGAGGGAGCGCAGGCCATAGGCGCGGCTGTCGAGGGTATAGACGCCGGGCGTGGCGCTCTCGGGCCGCCCGATCACCCCCGTCAGGTCCGCCGTCACCCCCGCCTCGCTGTTCGGGTACGGCTCCAGGGCGTCGTCCACGGCCTGCTGGCGCGTTTTGCTGCTGTCCGGCGCGGGCATGGTCACGCCGTAGGCTTTGGCCCCCCCCGGCGTGAGGCCCGCCCCGTTCAGCGCGGCGCTGCTGTCCCCCGGACGGCCCAGATACGTGGTTTCCAGACCGACCAGGGGAATGCCGCTCAGCTCGCCCCGTTGCACGATGGCGGCCTCCGCGATGCCCGCCGCGATGAAGCCGGTGCCTAGCTCGCTTTCCAGCCGCACGCGAATCATGCGCGGCCATGCGCGGCCTTCCCAGGCGCTCGGCACGCTGGACAGGCCGATATTGCCCGAACGCAACGTGCCCAGGGGGCCATAGCTGAGCTGCACAGTGATGGCCGCCGCGCTGAACGTCTCATCCGGCGTGCCGAATGGCGGCGCGTCGTGCGCCTCGAATGACATGCGGGTCGGCTTCCATGCCGACCCGCCTTTGCCTGCGGTGATGTTGATGTTCCACCTCCTAGCGGAGTGCGCCCCAATCGAGTTCTTTGCGTCCCAGCAGCCGGTCCAGACGGTCAGCCACCGCCGCAAAGACGCCGACTCCGCCCACAAATGCCTGCGTCCCCGCCGTAAATTGCGGGAGGGCCTGCGCGAGCGTCAGGACGTTGCTGCTGAGCGTGCTGAGCACGTCGAAGTTGATAGAGCTGGTGATGCTCGCGGGCATCTCCACCTTGATGGCTTTGGTGTCCACCAGACCGGGCACCGTTTCCGGCTGCCCCTGCATGACGGCGATGCGCCCCTGAAGCGCCTCGATCTGTCCCTTGAGCCGGTCGCGTTCCGCCTGCGTGGTCGCGTTGTTGTAGCGGTCCTGCAACGTGCCGAGCTGCTGCTGCAACTCGGTGATGCTGCCCTGGGCCGCCGCTTTCTCCCCGTTCAGGCGAGTCAGTTCCTTCTCTCTGGCCTCAATCTCGGCCCGGATACGGTCCCGTTCGGCGTCGGTGGTGGCGAGGCTGAGTTTCTGTTGCAGGTCGCTGATTTCGGCCTGAAGAGCGGCGATGGAGCCGGACGGGGGGGCTTTTGGCTGCCCCTGCCCGAAGCCCGGCAGGGTCGGGGCCACCTGCTGCCAGGTGTCGGTGATGCCCTGATACCCGGCCCGGATGCCCCCCATCAGGCGGTCGAGTTCGGCCTGTTCCTCAGCGGAGATGCCGTCCTTTTCCAGCGCCTTTGCGCGGGCATCGGTGTACGCCTTGATCTGTTCTTCCAGGCCGCTGCTCATGACGATGGCCTTCAGCGCCATTTTCGCCACGAGCGAATTCATGGACTTCTCGAAGGCTTCCTGGGTGCCCGTGAAGTCCCCCATCTCGAAGGCGTTCATGAGGCTGGAATCCAGCAGGCTGCTGAGGGTCTGCCCCAGTTCTCCGAAAATCTCAGCCGCCGTGATTTGGAGCTTGGCGGCGGCGTCGCTCATGACCTGGGGGCCAGTGCCCGTCAGGCCCCACCACAGGCGGGTGAAAAAGTTGCTGTTTGCCAGTTTCTCGCGTGCGGCGGCGTCGGCCTTCAGGGCATCGGCGTAGAGGTTTTTGAACATGCCCACGCCGTCCTGCGCCACTTTCTTTTCCGCTTCCGCCACTTCCAGCAGGCTCTTCTTCCACGCCCGGATGCCGGGGTCGAGGTTGTCGATGGCCTGCCCGAGGTTCATCACGGCGTCCAGGGTCGCCATGATGCCGCCCACAATGTCACCGCTGCTGAACTTGGCGAACGCCTCCACCCCGCTCACGGCGGCGCTGGTCAGTTGCCCGATGCCCTGCACGACCTCGTTGTCAGCCCCGAACAGGGCGAAGGTCTTCTGAACCACCGCCCCGACCTGCTGGATTTGGGTTTTGAGCTTGTCAAATTTATCGGTGGCCGTCACCGTGACCGGCAGCATGTTCCGCAGATTCGCGGCCAGATCGCGGTAAGAGGCGGACAGCTTTGCGCCCTCCTCGCCATTGCCCTGCACGGCGACGGCCATGCGCTCCATCTGCTCCGAGAGCGGCCCGGCCTGATTGGCGAAGGCTTCCAGGCTGATCTTGCCCGTCTCGTAGCTCTTGACCAGCTCATCGCCCTGCTTCACCACGTCTTCAAACTGCTTTTCGGCGTCAGACTGGAACGGCTCAAGCGGCTCAGCGTTGATGCTGCTGATGATGGATTTCAGGATGCCCAGTTCTGTACTCGTGAGCTTCCCGGCGGTGTAGGCGGCGTCCAGGTCCTTGACGATGCCGTCCAGCCGCAGGGGGTCTTTCAGCTTGTCCCCCATATCCCAGAGCTGCTTGCTCCACTCGGTGAAGTAGTTCGCCGCCTGCCCGCCCGGCATCATCATGTTCTGCGAATCCGGCGCATTCAGGCCATTGCCGCCCGGCAGCTTAAGATTCTCAAAGTTGCCCGGCTTGAGGCCCTGATAGAAATCCCGCTGAATCTGGGTCAGGCGGCCTATCAGCAGCGCTTTGAGCGGTGCCCACTCCTCATCGTCCCCGATGGCGGCGATGAACCCCCGGATGGCCTCTTCCCCGAGGGGGGCAAAATCGGCGGAATCCAACTTGCCCAGCTCTGCCCGGAAGCGGTCACGGCCTTCCGCGCCCAGTTCGGTCCAGAACCGCTCCCCGAAGAAGCTGTTCGCCTCGCCCCCCAGGAAGCCCAGCAGGGACGCCGCGCCCGCCTTGCCCATGCCGCGCACGGTGTCCCGGTCGGCAAAATCCTTGTCGTCGGCGGCCTGATCGGCCATGACGGCCAGCGCATCGGCGGCCTGATCGGCGCGGCCCCGGATGACCTCCAGAAACCGCGCCGCCTGCTCCAGTGCCCCCCGGTCCAGAGCGGCATTCAGACGGTCGATCTCACCCGTGAGGAGGCTGACCGCTTCGCCCACGACTGCCCCGCGCCCTGCCGCCTCCATCACGGCGTCCAGAGCGGCATTCAGGACGCCCATAGCCCCTTCCCGGTCCCCGAGGTCGTCCAGATCACCCGCGAGGGCAATGGCCTGCCCGGCGGCGGCCTGCTGGGCCTGGGCGCTGGCCTCCAACTGGTCATCAAGGTCTGAGAGGCCCTGACGGTAGTGCTCGGCGGCGTCCCCGGCCTGGACGGTCGCCCAGGCGGATTTCCGCGCCCCTTCGATGTAGGTGTTTTGCGAGAGGCCCGCCTCCTCGGCTTTGCGGCCCAGCGCGTTGAAGCTCTTCAGAGCCGCCTGCTGGGCTTCCTCATCGAAGGTCCCCGCCTTGACCTTCTCGCGGATGCCTTCGGCCAGCTTGCTGTATTCCTCCCGCAGCGTGCGGATGCTGCTGGTCGTGGCCTTCGCCGCGCCGTCGATGGCCTGATTCCGCGTGGCGAGGGCGGCGGCGGCGGCAGTGTCATAGGCGGCGTTCGCAGCGTCGATTTCCGCCTGCTTGTTCGGCCCTTTGGCGGCGGCCACACGGCGGTCCCGCTTCATGTCGGCCAGCTTCAGGGCCGTCTGGTATTCCTCTTCCGCGTATTTCTCGATCAGGGCCTGCTGCTTGACGAGGTTGCCCTCATTGGCCCGGATTTCCGCATCGTGGATGGTTTTCAGGCGGGCGGCGGTCGCTTCCGCCTTCTCCACCTTCAGGCCGGAAAGTTCCTGCTGAAGCTGTTTTTCCTCCTGCTGGCGCTGGGCGCTGACCTGCTGCACGGCCTGGAGCTGCTCGCGCTGCGCCCGGAGGTTCGCTTGCCGTTCGTTCTCGCGGTTCACCCCGAGGCGGCGGGCGGCCTCAGCATCGGCGGCGACCGTGCCGAGCGCCTTCGCTTCCGCGCTCTTGCGCCACACGGCCACCTGCTCATCGGCCTGACGCTTGATTTCCGCGTTCAGCGCGTAGGTAGCCGACAGAATGCGGGGGTTCGTCTCTTTGGCGATGCGCTCGCGGTCAGCGGCGGTCTTGCCTTCCAGCGTGAGGCGGGCCGCCTGCTGGTCCTTGAGGTCGGCCAGGGCGTCCTGGGCGCGTTTCACGTCCTGCTGACGGACAGCCTGCTGGACGGCGGTGTAGGCGGCGGCGGCGCGTTGGGTGTGCTGCTCACGCTCGCGGGCAGCCTTGTCCTGGTCCTGTTCGGCCTGCTTCGCGTTCTGCTGGCGGACACGGTAGGCGGCTCCTTCCGCGTCGAATACGGCTTTCTTGGCCTTGCTCTCCCCTATCCAGGCGTCCACATTGGCCTGCGCGGCGCGTTTGGCCTCGCTGCTGCCCGTCGCCTGCGCGGCCTCAAGCGCCTTGAACAGCTTCAGCGCGTCGGAACCGTAATTTTTCAGGTCGGAAGCGGTCGCCTGATACGTGCCGCTGGTCTTGGCCCCTTCCTTCTGAATGGCCTTCAGGGCTTCCGCGTTGCCACTGCTGGCCTTCTGGAACTTCTCCAGCTCGCGCGTGGCAGTGATGACCGCTTGCGTGAGAGGGACACTCTTGGGGTCTTTCTTGAGGGCCGCCTGTGCCGCTTCCAGCGCGGCGGTGAGCTGCTGGGCACGGACGATCTGGGCGGCGGTAACGGGGGATTCCTTGGCGCTGGCGGGGTTGGGGGTGTTGTCCCTGGCAAAGGGTGAGGTGGGGGCGCGGTAAAAGGTAGCTTGCCCCAGATCACTTCCGATGCCGCGCACGCGGGTGATGCCGTCACGCCCGTTCTTCTGTGTGCCGGGATTGTCAACGACCTGAATCTGGCCGTCCTTGACCCCTGCCACGACGCCCGCGTGCATCCCGCTCCCTGCACCATAAGAGACGCCATTGCCCGTCTTAAAGATGATGAGGTCGCCGGGTCGCGCCTGATCGGCTTTGACCTGCACGAACCCCGATGCCTGAGCGTTCTTCTCTAACGAGGGAACCCAGGCATTCTGAACCGCTGTCCCCTTCACCTTCACGCCCAGCTTGTTCAAGATTTCGTAGGCGATGATGGCGCAATCAGAGGCAACACGGGAATCGTTTTTGAAGGTGTCCTTGAGCGACGAAATGAAGTCATAGGAGAACTTGGCCGCGCCCTCTGTGGTGTTCGGCGTGTCTTGCCACCAATTCTTAGACGATTCCCGAATGCGGGTGCTAGCAGCATTAGCGGCGGCGGCGGCGTCAGTTGTGGCGCTTCCGAAGGCGACAATATCCGCCCACCCTGCCTTCACCGATTCCACGCCCCAGGCCGACCCCTGCTGAACGCCATTCACGATGTTGCCGGGGGCGCTCCGCATGGCCTCAAGGTTGTTCCCTACTGCCTTGCCTACTGTTTCCCACGCGCCGCTAAAGTCACCTGACTTGAACTGCCCCCAAGCTTTCTGGAGGGCAAGCAAGCTATCCATAGATGTGCTGAACAGCCGCTTGATTTCTGTCAGGGCGGCGTCAATCCCGCCCACCAAACCTCCGCCCACGGCCAGACCGAACCCAACAAGGACGGTGGCGATACCGCCCGCTGCCTTGCCCACATCGGTCATGAGGCCCAGCATCACGCGCAGAGCGCCCGTGGCGTCCACAACAGCAACCGCGACGGCAGTAATAGCAGGCTTGAGGGTGTCCTTATTCGTTTGTGCCCAATCCAACGCAGACTTCAGCGCCCGCGTCTGTTCATCCATCAGGGCAGAGACGGCGGGGAGGAGTTGTGCGCCTATCTCGTTTCGGAGTTCCTGCTTTGCTCTGAGATTGTCATTTTCACTTTTGGTCAGGCCGCGTAGATAAATATCCTGATCTGCAACCTCAGACTTTGTTTCCTTCAGGATGGCATTCAGGCCAGCCGTGATACGTTCTTGGTCGGTTAGTTCACGGCTCGTTGCCTTGATTTCTTTTTTGTACTTGTCATAAACAGGCCCGAAATTAGTAATCAGTCCATAATTTTCTACCAATTCCGAACGCCCTGTAACTAGAGCAGTCGAGACGGCATCCCACGCTTCTCCAATGTTCTTACCTTCACGGGCGGCACTTGCGCCCACAGCAATAAATGCTTGCTGTACCTGCTGAAGGCTTGCGCCATTGCGAAGAAGTGTTTCGGCAGATTTCATGGCCGTGGCGTCTGCAACGCCGTATTTGTCGGCCAGCCCCTGAATGATGCCGCTTGCGGCTGCCACGCTCTGCCCGCTGCGCTGCACACTGCGCTCAAAAGCTGTCTGTGCATTCTCGGCAGCCTGGCTCTCTTTGGCGAGCGTCACAAGCTGCTGAATCATCTGATTGCCCGTCCAGGCAGCGGCGGCGGCAGTGGCAGCGCCTATGGCCCCTCGCAGGGCCACAAACTGCGCTCCCAGCCCCGCCGTGCCTGCTGTAGCCTGCTGGGCGTTTGTCTGGAAGTTGCGGTCAAAAGCGCGGGCGGCCTCCCGGCCAGCTTCTGCACCGGCTTGCTGCCCCTGTTTGCCAAACTCGCCATTCTCGAACAGTTTTCCTTGATTCTGCCGCTTGAAGGCGTCCCCAAACGCTTTAGAAGCTTCCTGGCCCGCCCGCTCAGTCTCTTGTGTGGCCGTGCGCAGGTCGCGGCGTAGAGCGTCTAGCTCACCAGTCAGCTTTACGACCAGAGTATCCAAGATTTCCGACATATCGCCTCCTTTCAGGGGCATGAAAAAAACCGCCCGGAGGCGGTCTGTTAGCCCCGTGCGGGGCGCTAAGGGTTGTGATTCTGGTTCAGGATGGCTTGCCCTGCTGGAGTGCTCAGCGGAACCGTCTGTGGGTTCCCGCAGGCCGCGCACACCTCACGGCGGGCGCTCAAGCGCCACAGGCTGTAAATCACGCCGGGGATGATGAAGAACAGCCATAGGACAAGCTCAATCAGAAAAGAGCCGGGAGTGACGCGGCGGGGCGGGCCGACATAGCGGCAGACGGGGCAGGCGACAGCTTGTTGCATGGGGCACAGCTTAAACCGCCCCGAAGGGCGGCGTTGGCTAGTCTACGGCTTGTTGCTCAGTGAAAGGCGTGGGGGTGCCCGCAATGTTCGCAGGGGCCAGTCAGCGCGGGAACTTCTGGGGACTTGCCGTCATAATGGTGCATGAACGCACCTCCTAAGGGTGAGTCCTGAATAGCCCCCACGGTCCCCGCAAGAGATGGCGGGGGCTTTTCAGGTGTTCTCACCCTATCCCCGTTAACAAGTGTTGTCAAGAGTTTACGGGGAGGGTATGATGCCTCCATGACCGCTTACCCTTTGCCTATGCCACCAAAGCCCACCAAAAGCCCTATGACAACTGAGCGCCCCCACGTGGTAGGGGTCAGGCTCAGCAAGGAGGAGTATCGAGCCGTTGCCGCTCGTGCTGAGGCGGAGGGGCTGAGGCCCGGAACCTATGTCCGCCGCCTTGTCCTGCTCAGTCTCAAGGATGATTTGCCTGAGAAGGAATAGGGCACGCTGAGCGTGCTCAATTCCACTAGACCCGCTCCCAGCGGGCTTTTTTTGTTGCCGCCATTCAGGGCATGGAACGTGGCAACGTGAACCGCCTGCTACAAGGCAAGAGCGGGAAGGTGCCGGAAGCATGGAACGAAATCTTCAGTGCTCTCGGACTCAAACTTGTTGCTATCTCTGAACCAGAGCCACATAAGCCCCAGCCCTAGCCCGCCCCCCCAAATCTTCGCCCCGGCCAGCGTGCCGGGGCTTACCTTTGGCGGGAAGGGAGGTGAACTATGGATATACCGAATGGGATGTTCTCCCTGCTGATTCACGTCGCCCGGCTGACCGCGCAGGTCGCCGTGCTGGAAGGCAAGGAGAAAGAAGTGGCCGTCCAGCGTGCAATGACGGAGTTTGATGGGCTGGCACAGGACATGCAGCTTTCAATACCTGATGCAAGACGCGCCCAACTGGAGAGGATGATTCGGGACTTCGTGGCCTAGCGGGAGAGGGGCCAAACTTGCTCTTTGTCGTCTAGCAGTTTTCCCATCCGCTCAGCCGACGACGTAAGTGATGTTCCCCATTCATCCTGGCCGATGATTTCGCGGAACTGAACTGAGCTTACCGCGCCCTGCACCACCTGTAACAAGGTGGTCAGGGCGTTTGCGTCATCGGCTCCGGGGATTTCCAAAGCAAGCCGCACGGCCATGCCGTCCTTGGTGCTGAGGTTCATTTCTGCTTTCATGCTCCATCTCCTCTCAAACTTGAAAACTCAGGCGCTGAACAGATTCAGCAGGCGTTGACTCACCACGCCCAGCCGGAGGCCCAGCCTCATAGCCTCGGCCTGTTTCCCGGCCAGCGTGAGGCGCACTTCCCCGCCCTTGCCTGTCTCGGTCAGGCGTGCGAAGCCCAGCAGGTAATCCCCCAGCTCTGTATTCTTCGCCCCACCCATCGTTGCGCCGATCACCTGCGCCAGCAGCGCCGTATGGGCGTGTCTGCGAAACTCAATCATGCTGAGGCGGTTCAGCAGGCCGGACACAATCGGCCAGGGCATGTAGGGGATGCGCTCAGGGTCCACGGCGGGATAATTGGCGCACAGCAGGGCCGTGACGGTGGTCAGGTCTAGCTCTTGCTCTTCCTGCCCGGTTTTCCCTCTGCCCCGCCTTCCGCCTCATTCTCACGGGTAGCGGCAAAGAGGCGGGAAACGGCGGTGGCAATCGCACTGATTTCGTCCTGTTCAAGCGGGGCATTCGCCAGTTGCTCGAACGCCACATGATCCACAGGCTCGCAGCGCCACTGGGTGAACACGCTGAAGGCCCGCAGGATGAACAGGGGCGAGGCAGGGTCGCCCTCCAGGCTGGCGAAGGTCAGCTTCTCAGCCGTGGTGAGGTAGGGATACACAGGGATGGTGATGCCTACAGCCTCCACGGTTTCAGAGGTCTTAGGCGCGAGGGCAACAGCATTTTTAAGGATTAGAGGCATTCACGATCTCCAGTTCCACGGCTTCATACATGGCGTCCTGAAGCTCAGGCAGCCGCACCGTCAAAAGGGTTTCTTTGTTGTCGGCATCAAAAAAGCGGGCGGGGGCGTCCTGCGCGGGGATTGCCCCATCACACAGGAGCAACCCCACACGGAGAACGCCGCCCGCCCGCACGCAGTCCAGGCCGATCACGCGGCAAGACCCGCGCTCAGTAGGGAGGGCGGCCAGCAACATCAGGGCGTGACGGTGGGCGTGGTGAAGGTGGCGACACCCTGAATCACGAACGTCACGGCCACCTGCGCCACGTTGTCCATGTTCAGCGTCACATTGAACTGCGAGAGCTGCACCGCGTACTTCAGCGTGTGGCCGGTGGGGGTCGCCAGCTCGTCCAGTGCCTCGATGAACAGGTAGCCGTAGCTGTTCGCCTCGTAGGCGTCATGCAGAGCGTCATAGCCGGGGTCACTGGGGACCATGTTGATGGTCAGGGACACCGTACCACTGCGGCCCTCGGCCCAGGTCATGTCGAAATCGCCATAATCCGTTCCGAACTCACGGAGGGTCTGCGTCTGCCGGGTGTCGTTAATGCTGACGTTGCCGCTGATGTGGTCCTTGATAGTGGTGAAGGTGCCGGGTGCGCCCGCAGCCTCGGGGGCATACAGGACGCGAACGCCTTTGCGGCGCACATAAGCGGTAGGACGGCGGTTAGCCATGTGAATCTCCTTTGCCCTCTCAGGGCATGAAAAAGCCCCCCGTGCTGGGGGGTTGAATGGGGCTTGGTTGCTGCTACGTCAGGCGGCGAAAATCCATGCTGGCGCGGTGCCACACACGGCCCTGGGCGTCCCGCTCTCCCTCGAACGAAAGGGGCGGGGCACCCGAAGGCACGCGCTGCCACCCGGCCCCCTCAAGGGCGAGGCGGGCGGTGTCCGCAGGCAGCGCCGCAGCCGAGGCGACGGCGGACAGCGCCCACACGTCGAGCTGCACCCGCGTATCGGCGGCCCACTCCCCGCCCCAGTCAGCCTCGGGCGGTGCGCTGATGACCGTGACGACCCCGTAAGGGCCAGCCCCGGAGGGCGCGGCCTCATCAGGAAAGACGGTCGGAAGGCCAGCAGCTTTGAGGGTCGCCTTCACGTCAGCGCGGGCTTGCAGGACGGCTTTCATGGCCTGCCTTTGTGCCGCTTCTTAAACGCGTCCAGCGTCGGCCTCACGAATGGGCGGGCGGCCACCCGCCTGGAGCCGAACTCCAGATAGGTGGCGATTTTACCCACCTCCTCCCCAGACGCGGGGTGCTTGATTTTGCCCGCCACGCCGACCGCCCAGGTGAGTGGGTCGAGTTGCACGGCCTGAATACTATTTCTCAGCGTGCCACTCTGTACGGCGGGCGGGTCGCCCGGCGCGGAGGCGCGGTGCTTGCCATACTGCCTGCCCTGACCGGGAGCGGAAAGCGTCTCGCGCAGGTCGCCGTGGTATTCCAGCGCCAGCGCCGCCACCCGCTGAGACGCCTTCTTCTCTATCCGAGCAAGGGCACTCTCTACGCTCATCCCGACCTCCGGCACAGCGCGTCTATCCGGTCCACGCCGCTCACCTGCGTGACCGTCAGGGCCAGGGCGTCCCCGGTGGGAAGCGTGACCGTGAGGGTGGACTCAGGCGTAATCGGCGCGGGCTGGTCAACCACGACCCGCCATGTATCGGAGGAGGAGCCTAGCCCCGCCTTCACCGCGTCTTCCGCGCTGATGCGGGCGGCGTAGCAGGGATAGACCGGGCCGGGCGTGGGCGTTCCCGGCAACGTCTGACCCCACTCATCCTCCACCGGCTCCCCAGGCGTGCCCGGAAGCTGGCAGAGCGCGTCATGGGGCATGAGCCGCTTGAGCTGGTGCCCGGCGCGGCGGATGTTCTCGCGGATGGACATCGTTCACCCCTCGACCACGATCTTCACGCTCCCACTCCCGCGCACCGCCCCTCTGGGCGTGTCAGGCGTGGTCAGGCGCGCGAACTCGGCACGGGCGGCATCGCGGTCTGCGGTCACGCGGGCGAGGCGGGCAGACACGTCCGAGTAGCTGAAGCTGCCCTCAGCGCCGCTTCCCCCCGAAAGCTGCCGCGAGATGAAGGCAGCCTCCAACCCGTACAGCTCCCCCAGCGCCCACGCCCGCCGCGCCGCCGCGTTCTCTGTCACAGAAACGGCCTCGTCCAGCAGGCTATCCAGCAGCGCCGCGTGTTGCGCCGCGCTCAGGCCCAGGGCATCGGCGGGGACGCGCAGGGCCAGATACTCAGCGGGTTCCACTGGCCCTCACCCGCCTTATTCCTTCTCGGTCGGCTTGCGGGTGCGCGGCTTGGCGGTGCCTTCGCCTTCCTGCTCAGGCTCGGGGTTTTCCTGCTCAACGGGACCGAGGTCTTTGCCGAGGGCATCAACGTAACGGCCATCCACGATGTACTTAATCTCTTTAGCCATAGGGAATACTCCTTTTCCGCGTCTGGGACGTGGTAAAATCCAATAGTTAAGCCCCCGCGCTGCTTGCGACAGCCGAGGGCGTGACACCAGAACATTGGAGGTTCTGATGCAACCCAATACTACATGCCAGCACTGCGGCACGTCCTTCTACGTCAAGCCCTTCAGGTTGCGCGAGGGGAACGGTAAATACTGCGGACGCGCCTGCTATAACGCGGCCCGTAACGCCGATAACCCGGTCCTGACATGCGGATGGTGCGAGCGGGGATACCGTTTGCCGCCTTGCCGCAAAGCCACAAGCACGAATACGCGCTTTTGCTCAAGTGCCTGCTATCAGGCCCATAAGCAGGAGAACGTGCGCCCGGTTGAGGAACGTTTCTGGGAGAAGGTGAATCAGCCTGCCCCAGACGCCTGCTGGGAATGGCAAGGGTCAAAGGACGCGAAGGGATATGGGCGCTTTGGATACCGAGGCGGGGGGATTGCCGCTCATCGCTATTCCATGCGTCTGCACTTGCATCAGAACACCCGGCATATGGTGGTCTGCCACCGTTGCGATAACCCCGCCTGTGTCAATCCTGCCCACCTGTACGTCGGCTCTCAAGCTGAGAACATGCGGGACATGCACCGCAAGGGGCGCGGGGGGCGGGCGAAACTTACCTTTGAGCAGGCAGAGGAAATCAGGCAGCGCTATAGCACTGGAGAAAGTTCTATCGCCCTTGCCGCCGCATACGGGGTGGGACGCAATTACATCACTCGCATTGCGCGACGGGAAGTTTGGATTTAACCAAGGGTGGGGGCAGAGTAGACTGTGCTGCCCTTGCCGAACTGCAACACTGCCGCCGCCGTGCGGTTATATGCCCCCAGCCCGTAAGCCGCGTGCATGTATTGGGCCTGCAGGGGGAACGTGGTGATCGCGCCCTTCAGGTACAGACCGACAGGCCCAACGACCGCCGTGGGGTTACGCATCATCAGCGGCTTGTCCGCCGCATTCACGTTCACGGCCAGCGCGTAGCCCTGAGGCACCCACGGCTTCGTCCACAGTTCCGCGTCCCCAAGCATCCCCACGGCCCGGTTGTCGGTGCGGGTAATGTCGCGTGTGGTCTGCGGGATGCCGTCCGCGCCGGGGTAGAACACCAGGCCGGGGCGCTGGTATTCCTTGAAGCTGCCCACCCCTTCAAAGGTGGTGAGGTCGCCCCGGTTGATGTAGATGCGAATCACGTTGTTGTTCTGGTGTTCCGCGATCTCGCTGATGAGGTAGTTGTCTACCTCCACGGCGGTGGGCACACCGGCCACGGCGTTGTAGTGCGTGTGGGCGGCGGGGTCGAAGCTCTCCCCGTTCGGGCCAGTGATGATGGGCTGGCCGTCGCCGTTCGCCAGGGCGCGGATGGTGAGTTCCTTGCGGTCCACCAGTCGGTCCCGGAAAACGTAGTCGGCAGGGCTGAAAATGGCGTTACGGATGCCGCGCGTCAGGCCGTTGATGTGGGCCTTCTGCGCCTGCTGGGCACGGACAGCGATCTGGGCGGGCGTGGCGCGGCGCAGGAAGTCCGCCTCAAAGCCCACCGCGAACTGATGGTCGCGCAGGGGGAAGGCCACGCTTCCCGGCTCGCCCATGCCCTGCGTGGCGCTGCGGGCGCGGCTGTCCACTTCCACCATTTCACCGTCGACCGCGCCGCCGCTCGCCATTTCGCGCTCGGTGGTGACGCCCGCGAAATCGGCCACGATGTCCTGAAGCACGGCGTTGTGGGCGTCAAGGTCGGCCTGAACAGCGGAGGCCACATCCTCAATGCCAAAGTTCATGGCCGTGGTGTCGGTCACGCGCAGCAGGTCTTCCAGCGTGTGCGTATGGGTGTACTTCTGAGTCATGTCAATTCACCTCTAGGCGAGCTTCCCGACGCGAATCACGATGGCGTCGTACTTGGTGACGGCGAGGAGTGCGCCCTGGGCGTCAGCGGCAGTCGCGGCGTCCGCATAACCGCCCGTGGCATTCAGGAAGTAGTTCGCGCCGGGCGTCAGCTCGCCCTCGCTGAGCTTGAAGCGCACGCTCAGGCCGTACACGGTCAGGGGCTCGCCCGCCTTGACGCTCTCCGGGGCAAGGCCGACGAAGGGGCGGGAACCGTCATAGAGGCGGTAGCCGCCAGCGGCGCTAATCATGAGCGCCTGCCCGGCTTTCGTGTCCACCTCGGTCTTGAGGCCACTAATCTGGCCTGCGAACAGGGCCGTGCTGGTGTCGTAGCCCGCACGCGGGCTGAGGGTCTTGTCTGCCATATCAGGTCATCTCCTTAGATGGTGTACTCGGGGCGGCTGCGCTTCTCCGAGGCGATGTCTTCCGCCGTCTTGGGCTTGGGCGTTCCCCCCCGTTGCCCCGTAGGCAGCGGCGCGGGCGCGGGCTTGTCCGGCTGCACACTGGCGATGGCTTGCAGGCCGGGCACGGCGGTCAGCGGCTTGAACTTCTCACCCTCCCCGATGCCCCATTCCTCGCGCTCAGAGCCGTCTTCCGCCTTCACGGTGCGGCGGCCCCAGGTCTTGCCTTCGAGGTAATCCGCCAGGGCCTCTACGGGCTTGCCAGCGAACGCGGCAGCGTCCTGAAGGTCAGCACGGGTCGCGCGGTCCTGAAGCGCGGTCAGCGGCGCGAACGCCTCGTCGATGCGGGCGGTCACGTCGTCGTCAGTCGCACTCTCGGGCAGGCCGTCCAGCAGGGCGGGCAGGTCAATGCCGGTGGCGTCGGCGTAGGTTTCGATGATGGCTTGCAGGGCGTCAATGACGGCCTCCGTCTCCTCATCGGCGGCGGGCTGTCCCAGGCTGTCCAGGGCGCGGGCGGCGAGCGTCTGCGCTTCCTGCTCGCTGTCGGTGTCCACGTCTTGAGGGAGCTTCAGGGACTCGATCAGGGGCGAGTAGGCGCGTTTGAAGGCGCGGGCGGCGGTGTTCTGCGATTCGCGTTGCGCCACGTCGCGCACGGCGGCCTTCAGGGCCTCTTCAGCGTTGCCTTCGTGGGTGTCCAGGTACTGCTGGTAATTGCGAGCCATTGGCTCCTCCTCTCGCTCTCACTGGAGCGGCAGAAACGAAAAAACCCGCCTCAGTGGGCGGGGATGGGCTTGGCATGGGACTTATATCGCGCTCCAGTGGAGGGACCGCCCACGCCTGCTACTCTAGTTTAGGTTAGGTGTTGACAATACCTAACCGGGGGAGTACTCTCTAGCCATCGGGGAACTCCACAACTCCCAGCCCCCGACAGGAGAACGAACATGACGAACATCACCGATCTCGCCCGCAACTTCGCCGCCCAGACCGTCCGTGACGCCAGCATCACCCGCCAGATGGCGGCCCTCGCCCGCAGCGAGTACGGTGCAGACGCCGCCAGCGCCCTGGAGGGCCTGCGCGACGAGGCCACCCGCCGCGCGGACGGCTACCAGCGGGCCAGCGAGTATGTCGGGCGGGTCGAAGCCGATGCCGCGCAGGGACGACCCGAAACCGGGTGGGCACCCCGGCAGGACGAGCCGGAAACCGAGTGGGCCGAGGAGGGCACCCCGGACGCCGCCGCGCAGTGGACGGACGAGCGTTACCTGACCGCCGCCTGCGAGCTGGCCCGCGACTTCTACCGCCTTCAGGCCGTCGCCTACGCGGAAGCGCTCAGCCTCCTGCTGGCCGTGCCCGCCGCGCTCTAACCCAAACGAGTTGAGGCCGGGGACTCCACGCCCCGGCCTCACTGTTCATCCCCGAGAGGACAACGAACATGACACAGGATAGCGGCTGGAACGATCTGCCCACCCTCCCCGAGGACCGCCCCGCCCCGCTGAACCTGGGCAACGCCCGCGCCAGCCGCCAGCAGCGGTTTCGGCGCTACCGCGACCACGTCTATGCCGAGGCGATGGCGGACGTGGAAGAGCGGCAGAAATGGCAGGAACGCAACCTGCGGCACGGCGGGCCGGATGGCGTGCAGTGGACCGGGGAGGAGCTGGGCGCGGTGTCCCGGCGCGTTGACGAGCGCCTGGGGTCCGGGCTGGCCTTCTATGAGGGGCACATCCTCCCTGCGTGGTCGGCCCTGCGGCGGGCGCGTGAGGCGGGAGACGCGCCCGCATGGGACGCGGCCATGCTGCACGCCGAATCCCTGCTGCCCGAGGGCTGGGACGCCCGCACCGTGGCGAGCCGGGAGAACGGAAAACAGGGTGGGAAACCGCGTGGTGAACGCGCCCTCAGCGAGCGGTTCAACATCCGGCTCTATGACGATCAGCGGGAACGGCTGGAGGCGCTGGGCGTGAACGTCTCGGAATGGATACGGGACGCGGTGGACGAACGGCTCAAGAGGTGACGGAAGGCCCAGGGTTCAACCTGGGCTTTTCGCTTTCCCCTTGCCCGTCAGCCCCAGCCGTTTCAGCTCTTTTTTGAACGATGCGGTCAGAGCACTGGAGGTCAGACCGTTCCGCCCCGCCCTGCGCCCCCTGATTCTGTCGGCAATGCCGATTTGAGGGGTGCGGGACTCGCCCCGCACGTTGAATTGAATACGCGCCGCCTCTGCTGCTGCCCGCCGGACTTCGCCCGTTCGTGTCGGGGCGGGCTTTGTCCAGTTGATCGAGCGGCGCAAGGAAAGCGAGCCGGGCCGTGAGTACGCGGTTCTGTCGGCGTAGTAGATGCGTTCACCAGCCCCGAACGGCTTACCCGTGTCGGCGTACTTGCCGGGGAACTTCGCGCTCATCTCCTTCCGCCCCGCGTTGTTTTTCTGGCGAATGATGCTCCCCTGTTGACCGATGAACGTCTCTAGCCTGCGGTTGCCGAGCGTGATGCGCTCCCCCCGCGTCAACTCACCCACCCGGCCATTGAGGGAGCCGCGAAAGCGCCCCGCCCTGCCAGGGAGGGTGCCCTGACGGATGTTCCGGCTGCTGCCCGTGCTTTTGCTAAAGCCGCGCGCGGGGGAGTAGACGCGCTGGCCCGCATTCCCCGCATAGCTCACGGGTGAGCCGCCGTATCCTGACGGCTTGTCCCCATGCCCGACATACAGGGCATTCCTGTGCTGGGCAGTGAGGGCACGGGCCTTCTTCGTTGCCCCTTGTGGGGGACGCCCACCTGCTCCACTCCGCAGGTGGGCCGCTTTCTCCCCGAACACATGCCTGCCGCTGGCATTCGTGCGGCTGGCTCCCCGGCGACTGTTGACCTTGACGCCACGCCTTCCGAGGCGATGAACCGCAGCGGCGCGGTCCCGGTCATAGGTGGTCTTGCGGTTCTTCCCTTTGCCCGAAGAGCGCAGAATCTTTTTCGCATGAAGAAACCGGAGTTGTCTTGCTGTCAGATGCCTTTTTGCCATGCTTCAACCTCCCTTCTCGTCATCCAGCACGCGAAGCGGCATGTGGGCACGAAAAAGCCCCGCACAATGGCGGGGGTACGGACATTCGCGGGGCTTAAACTCGCACTCAGTGAGGGGCGGCCCACGAATCAGGGGTTAGAACAACGAGCCGCTGTAGAGGCTGTTGCGGCGTTTCTTGAACGCCTCATATGTGGCGCGGCCAGCAGCGATGCGCTGACTGCGGTTTTTGAGGGCCTTCAGCGCCCCGTCGCGGCCTAGCGTTTCTTCCATCGCCCGGAACTTTTGCACCTTCGGATTGCGGCCTGCTGCCTGACGAGCGGCACGGATGCGGTTGCCCCGCGCTTCCTGCTTAGCCTGCTTCTTTTCCGCCTGCACCATCCGGGCGGCGGCCTTAGTGGACTTCATGCCGTCCGCACGGCGGCGAGCACTGCTCTGAACAGAAAGCGTGTAGCCCTGATCTGCAAGGGCACGGGCCTGGGCGCTCCGATTCTGCCGGAAGGCGGCCTTCCGAACGCCGTAGGCGGCCATTGCTCGACCCGCTTCAATCCGCGCCGCCCGCGTCTTATCCCGCTCCGCCTTGCTGGGCACCTTGCGGCCATTCCCGTCCTTGCTGTAGCTCACCTTGCGGTCCTTGCCCTTGCCAGAGGCCCGGAGGCGTCCAGTTGCAAACAGCCACCGAATCTGGCGGGCCGTCAGCTTTCTCTTTCCTGCCATTAGTCACCTCCTTTCACTCGAACGGCCAAACTGCACCGGCACCTGACCACCTCAGCCGCAGGTGCTCCCGGCATGTGGGGCCGCGTGAGTCCGTTGCTGAACTTCTTGCCGTAGGGCACCCGCTCCCGGTCCACCCGACGATGTGACGGGCGTGTACGCGAGTCGCGGGCGGCCAGCCATTCCGCCTCTAGCTCTAGGCCGAGGTCATCCCGTGCCCGGTCGAACACCTGAGCCTGACCATCGGAGAGCGCGGCCTGTGTCTCTGTGACGGCGATCATCTGCGCTCTGGCCCGGCTGACCTGTAGAGCCTTCTGAAGCTCTGCCCTAACCGGATATCTGCCCCCCGCGCTCAGCGCCTGTGTCATCACCCGGCCCACCCGCGCGGCGTGGTCTGCCCGTGCGTCCCCCCAGATAGCCGTGAGCCGGGCAGGAATGGCCCCCACAGCCGCCTCCACAGCCGGGGCCGCGATGGTCAGCGCAGCCGGGGCACCGCTCGCGGCCAGCATCCCGGCCCCCACGTCCCCGCCGAGGCGTACAGCATCCTGTACGGCCAGCAGGAGAGGCGGGGGGAGGTCGGGCCAGAGCGCCGCCGCCATGCGGGTCAGGCGCTCTTTGGCGGCAAAGCGGTCTGCCGGGTTCTGGAGGAGCATCAGGCTTACCAACTCTCGCAGCAGGGCCGCCGCTTCCCGGTCAGTCGCCTTGAATGCCCTCAGCAGCGTCCGCACGGCTTGCGTTTCAAGCTTGCGCGAGTCCTGTTCCAGCAGCTTGAGGAGCTGGACGAGGGTGGGCGTCTGCTTCATAGCTCACCCCCTCTGGCTTGCTCATCGCACTTGAGGCTCAGAGGTCGCCGTCGCCTTCTCAGCCGCTAGACGAATCGCATTCGCCGCCTCAAAACTCGGAATCTCACAGATCGTGACCGTGTACTTGGGGGATTCCTCGGCTTCTTCCTCTTCCGTCGCCTCTTCTTCCACCTCGCTTACCTCCAGAAAGAGGATGTTCCGCCCCGGCACAGTCACCGTTCCGCCGTGCATCTCGGTCGTGTAGAGGGAAAGTGGATTCGTCATCACCTCACCTAGCTGCGTGAGGGCGGCATCGAGGTCATCATCTGAAACGGCAAGGTCAATGGTGCTGTTGTTGGTAAGTCTCAATTTGACGGTGTTCATGGCATATCTCCTTAACCCAGCACCTGCACAACGGCTTCCCCGATCAGTACGCCGATCAGTACGCCCCGCGTGAAGCGCAGCGCCTCCACCGCGCTCACGACAGCACCCGCACATGCCCCATCTCCATCTCCTCACACGGCGCGAACGCCTCGGCAATCTCGTCGGCGTCGGTGAGAGCGAGTTGGAGGTCTGCGGTGTCAGAATCTGTCAGCTTGATGCCCATTCCCGCCCGTTGTTCCAGGCGCATGGCCCGGAGTTCAGAGCGGATGCCTTGCAGGCTGGCGGCAATGGCGGTCAGCACGTCGGTCAGGTCTACAGTGTCATCCATGCGGCATCACTCGCTTTCCTGAACACGTCTTCGAGGAGGGGCTTGCAACTCGGCCAGCGTGAGCACAGCGGCAGCAAGAGACTGAAGCACGCCAAAGTCAATCGGCGTGGAAGGCAAGCCAAGCGGTAGCAATACCTTTTGTCCGGTCATTCGCGGGCCTGCCAGAGGGTGCAGCCGAAATCGGGGCAGGTGGATAGATAGGCAAATTGCTCATTGCCCTCTACATTGGTAGAGGTGATGTGCGTGGCATCTAACTCAAAGGTTGAGTCAATCCGGTTGCAAGACCCGAGTTGAGGAAGCGTGCCATCCCCGTATACGTGCCGCTCCCACCATCGGCATCCCTCACACCGGGGCATTCCCGCCGTCCCCTGCCTGCTGTCCGTCATCCTGTCCCCCCATGTCCACCGCGCCCACCGCGTCCAGCTCCTCAGCGGCGGCAATGGCCTGTGCGTCGATCTGATACCCGGCGGCCTGCGCGATTCGCAGCACCGTGGCTTTGGGCAGCGTGCCGAGGCCGAACAGGGCGGCGGCCTGCTGGATGTTGCTGGCGCGTTCGTTCTGGAGCTTCTTCAACTCGGCTTGCACGTCCTGAACCCCAGGCGTCGCCTCCAGCAGCGTCTCCAGGCTCAGCTTGCCCGCCGTGTGCATGAGGTCGAGCTGTTGGAGCGTGGTGAGTTCGACCTTGTCGGTGTCGAGAAAGAGGCGGGGCGTCACGTTCAGCCATTCCAGCGTGTCGCTGCCCTGTACCCACTGGGCGTAAGCGTCTGCCGTCTCTACCGCCCACCGGAGGGCGGCCTGAGCGGGCTGCGCTTCGTCGGGCAGGCTCTTCAGGAAGGCCGCGCGGCTCTGGCGCTTGCTTTCCCCACTGACCTGCCCTTCCCCGTCCCGCGTCCAGAGCTGGTTGAAGCGGCTCAGCAGCTTGCTTTCCAGCCAGTCCGCATCCTCGCGCATGAACTGGCTGTTCACGGGGTCGAACGTGCCCACGCTCGCCCTGAGCATCACCGGCAGATTGTCCAGGCCGGGGACGGGGTTGCCCTCCGCGTCCCGCAGGTAGTCAGACTGCACGTCCACGACGCGGGCGGGACCGAACGTGTAGGCGGTTTTCTCGCCCGTCACGCTGTCGCGGGGCTGCGCAGCGTCCAGGGTGTAGTACTGCCGCCAGCCGCCCAGGTTGTTGTTGCGGATGACGTTGCCCGCCGTGGTGTTCACGCCGTTCTGAAGATCGAGGTCCGATTGCTGCACCTGCGGCCCCGCCTCGCGCTTCATCTCATGGATCAGGGCGCGGAAACGCAGGGGCCGTTCAGGGTCATACAGGGGATTGGGACGCGGGTTCAGGCCGACGCCCGGGGCGGGGGCCAGCTTGCCGCTCTGATCGGCGTAGACGGTGATCTCGGTGCGGGTGTGGACCTCCACCCGGTTCTGGGGTTTCCCATCCTCCCCCGTGACGCTGTAGGCCCGCCAGTAGGCGAGCTTCACGCCGTCCTGCTCCACCGCCCCGGCTTGCGTGGCGTCCAGCGCGTCCAGTTGGATGAGTTCCAGCGCGTCCGCCTGCGTCTGCGCGTCCCGGCTCAGCTCGTCCTTGCCGAGGATGACGCGGTACACGTCGGGGACGTACATGTGCAGGTAGGCCACGCCCGCCCAGCGCATGTACTCGTCACCCCGTTTCAGTTCCGCATGGACCCTGCCGCTGCCCGTATGCCATGTGGCGAGGCTGCTCACCCGCTCATCCTCCGGCTCCAGGGCCACCGTGTCTGCGCTGGCCGTCCATTCGGGGTCACGTCCGAGGATGTGGGAGGTAAAGCGGTTCAGGATGGGGCCGATCAGGGCGATGACGATCAGACGCTTTTTCAGGGCCTCTTTCTCTGCCGGGTCATCGGGCACCAGGCCGGGGTAATACTCCAGGTTGGGGCCGATCTGCTCACCCTGGGCGAAGTCGCGCAGCTTCTGGAGCGGAATGGGGGACTTGCGCGGGTCGGTGGCCGTCGCCGTCGCCGCTTTGATGGCCGCTTGAACCGCTGCCAACAGCTTCTCAGGTTCCATGTCTCACCTCGCGCGTGTGTAGTTGGTGCCGCTGCGGTCAGCGACGGGGGCGACGTACTTAGGCGGCGCAAAGGCGTACATCACCGCCTCGGCAATGTCCGGGGACACGCTGCCATTGCCCAGCTTGTTGACGCGGATTTTGTCGGCCTGCCCATACTTCTCATAGGTGGGCTGGCTCAGTTGTGCTCTCGCGGTGTTGGCAAGCGGGTGTCCCTCCAGTTCCGCGAGGCTGATGCACTCGTCATCCGGGTGGGGGATGCCTTGCGTGACACGCTCATGGGTGGCCTTGAAACGCAGGCGCAACCTCCACCACATCTCAGCGGCGAGATTCATAAAGCGTTCGTCTGCTGGGGCTTCCGCATCCGGGTACTTCGTGCGGCTGGGCGTCTCGCTGTTGGCAATGCCGCGCACCTTGAAGGGCAGCCCCTCTTGCTTGGCGAGAGTGGCCGTAATGCTGGCTCCCACGCCCAGACGGTCATAGTTCAGGACACTCACCCGATCAGCGCGGGCAGTGGCTTCCAGCTCGGAGGCGATGTGCAGCCCCTTGAACTGCCGCAGAGAGGGCAGCACCACAGCGCCAGCGCGGGCAGCGTAGGCACTCTTATCCGCGCCCTCCTCGGCCACGTCTGCCCCGGCTGCACGGGTAGAGCCGTGAGGCAAGCGCAGTTGGAAGGCCGCCTCTACCCACTTGGCAGGGATGACCACGCCCTCAGCGGAAGCGGCGTAGTCAATGTCCACTTCCTGCGCCAGCACGATAGGGTCAAGTTCGGCCCGCTGCTTTTCGTACCAGGGGTGGATACTCCGCCCCTTCCATTCCGCTGCCCAGTTCTTATCCGGGTTCTCCCGCCAGGGCATCGTGAAGACGGGGTATTTGCCGCTGAAGCGGTCATTGTAGAAGCGGTCCCCGATGCCGTTAGGCGTGCTGCCCTTGATGCGAACATTCGTGTTCTGACTGATCGCCGCGTCTACCGCTTCCTGATTCGCGTGATAGGCCCACTCGTCGAGCAGGTACATGGACGTGCGCCCGCCGCGCCCGATGTTGTCCCCGGCTTCCCCGGTCAGGCTGGCCCCATTGACGGGGTTCACCACCCGCATGAAGTTGTCATGCTCTTTGCGGCTGAAGCCTTCCGGCTGCATCCACTCGGGCAGCTTGTAGAACATGTCGCGGAACTTGTGGAAGAGCGTCTTGGGGTCGCCCTTCTTATCCACGTACTCCTCTTTGCGGCTGCCCACGCCTGCCGCGAAACCTTCCACGAACAGCCAGTGGTGCAGGAAGAAGCCGAGGATGACATAACTCATACCCTCATCCCGGCTCTTTTCGATCAGGCCGGAGGTCTGCGTGCGCTCCCGCTCTTCCAGCCAGCGGACTAGCTCAATCTGTTTGGGACGCAGCACGAACGGCAGATTGGCGGGGAGGCCCAGCGTCATCCCGCGCGGGGCATACGTCCAGACCCAGTGATTAAACCAATGCACCGGGTTACGGCGGCACTTCTCCAGTTCATGCGCCATGCGTTCTGGGGAGCGTTCAACATTGGCCCGATACCAGTAGCGCCGCCTGATCTCCTCCTCCACTTCAGGGAGGCGGACGGTGCGTGTCCAGCGGTGAATGAGCGGCGTCAGCTCCTCAACCGTGAGGGCGGTCAAGGCTTGCCCCCGAAGTACAGGCGGGCGAGGGCCTGAGCATCTAGCCCTTCCAGATCATCCGGGGATAGAGCGGCGCTTACGGTGGCGGTGCGGACGGGGCCGCCACCTTCCCCGGTGAGTTCAGTGGCCTGCCGCTCTTTGTAGAGGTCGGGGCGCAGGGCCTTGAGGCGGAACATCAGCAGCGTGTCACTGAACTGCTTCTCCTCGCCTACCTGCTCTCCCTTGTACCAGACGCCCTTCACGGTGCCCTCAAAGGCGCGGCGGTCAGCTTCTCCTTCCAGCAGGTCAGCCCATTCCTGCAAGGCATTGTCCCAGGCTTCAGAGAAGATGGGGTCTTCAGCTTTCACTTCATAGGCGTACTGGCGGCGAATGCCAATGGCGCGGGCGGCGCGGGTCACGTTGCCGTGCTGCTCCAACTCAATCAGGAAATCCTCTCTCTTTTTCTGTGTCAGCTTTGTCCGGTTCGCCATTGGCATCACCTCCTCTCTCTCGCCTCTAGCCCAGGCGCGGGCGTATGGGTGGCGGGGCGCGGCTGCTCTGCCGCTTCCTGCCATGCGGGGGCACGGTGGCCCCCTGTCGGTTGGGTGTGATCGTCTTTTCTCAGCCTCTCGGCTTCCCGGCGCGTCTCATTCCGGCTGCATCGGCCACAGCTCCCCGTCCCCATCACCCGGCAACGCCGCCGCATACCACGCCTCTCCATCCCCCGCAGGCAGCACGCCCAGGCGCACGAGTTCTGCCGCGTACCAGTCGGTCAGCATCTGCGCCTCACGGGTCGGGCGTCCGGTCCAGTTGATCGGCCTGCTCTCACACCTGGGCATGGGCGGTCCTCCGGGTTTCTGTGACAGAGAGTTCTAGGGCCTGCCCCGCCTGCTGCCCTTCTGCCGGGCTTCCATGCGCCTGCCCGTAACGCCGCCGTTGTGCCGGGTCCGGTGCAGCGCGCGCCACATGGCCTTTCTCTCCCTCAGGGAGCGTCCGTTCAAAACACTCCCAGCGCGTTCAGCAGGGCAAACTGGTCGCCTTCGTTGAGGATGGGCACAGGGTTGATCCTTGCCAATTCCCAATCCTCCGCACTGGGCGAGGGGGATTGGTCATAGGTCGCTGCCAGATATTCCTCAGCGGCCATTTCGCTGCCACAGTCCGGGCAATCATAGATGAAGGGCGTACCGTGCTGGCAGGCTGAGCGGCTCACACGTCCCGCCGCTGGATCGTGGCTTTCGTACCGCACTTACTCCGCTTGAGGCGGTACTCACTGCGGGGCAGAACTTGCGTGCTGACGTAAGAGCGGTCCTGATGGTCCTGATTGGCCTGCCACTTGCTCAGGGCGTCAGCGGCGGGCTTACTGGCGGCTTCCAGGGCGGCTTTCGCGGCGGGGAGGTCGGGCGTCTCTACCGTCTCAAGGTCAGTCCACATGAACACCTCAAAAGAAAATCCCCCGCTCCTCAGGGGAAACGGGGGGACTCTAGCGAGATTCTAGCTTGACGCACCCACTTTGACAAGGTGGTCTGGTAATTCTTCGTGCTTACACCACTTCCACAGGTCAGTCATCAGGGCGCGGTCATCGTCGGTGGCCTTCGGGCTGGGGCGATAGCGGGCGCGTTCTTTGCGGTACCAGTAGGGCAGGGCGTCCCTTCCCCCCAGCAGGTAGGCACTGAGGCGGGCGTGCAGGGCGGTGGGCAGGGTGCGGGTGTCCAACGTGTACCGCTCCGGCGCATAGGTGGCCTCCAGATACCCGGTGACGCCCAGAGCCTCCACCCGCACCGCGTACAGGTAGGGCAGGCCAGCGGGCGCAGCGCGGCGGGTGTCAATCTCTGACAGGTCACGGGCCAGCGCCCTCATGCGGGATTCGAGCCGGTCAATGTCCCGATTCGCCTGCTGAATGTCCGCCACCGTCCCGGCGCGGATGGCCTTCATCAGCCGCCAGTAACGGGTTTCAAGGGCCTGCCGGGCGTCCATGAGGCGCTGGTACTCGGTTCCGCCTGCTACGGGCGTGTGCGGCGTGGCGTGGGGGGCAGGTTGCTGGGCGCGTTCGGGCATAACGGTGTGGGAGCCGTTGAGACTGACGGCAAGGGCGTTCAGGCGGTGAGAGTGGCGCTGCTGGGCGAGGTCGGGGAGGTCGCGAACACGGAGGGGCAGGGGTTCAGGCATTCAGTCTCCTAATCGGCGGCGTCCGCCAGCATCCCGCGCTCCCGGTCCCGCATCGCCTTCAGGTAGGCGTCCTTGAGCGGTTCGGCGTCCCGGCCCACCTCGCGCAGCAGGGCGGATTCATCGGGGCAGGCGCGGTAGCGGTCGGCGCGGGTGATGCGGGAGGTGGGGCGCTTCATCCGTACCGCCAGCGCAGTTCGGAGGGCGTCATGCCACTGCGAATCAGGCAGGCCGCCACCGTCTCCACGCCGTACAGGTGCGCGTCGGCCAGCACGTTCATGTCAGTGGCGAGGGTGTGGACCTGCCAAGGGGGAAGGAGCGTGCCGGTCGAGAGGGCGACGGTCAATGCCCGGCTCAGCTCCAACAGGTTTGGCTTAGGGGGCTTGCGATTCTCGCGGGGGGCGTCAGCGGGCAAGCCCAGCTTGCGGAGGCGGGTACGGCGCTTCATGGCAGCGCCCCGTGTGAGGCGTGGTAGGTCAGCAGATACAAAAAGCATGAACCCGCGATCAGGCCGAGAAAGCTCGCAGCACTCCACCACGGCACGGGATTTTCCGCCATATCTGCGGCCATCAGGGCGGCAAATATGCCGAGCACGGCGAGCATGCCTGCAACAATCAAAAAGTCGGTCATGCCCTCCCCTCCAACGGCAGCTCAGCCACGCTCTTCACCACGTCAAGCGGGCCGTACAGGTGTTCATAGAACTTGCGCTTGATGCGGAACCTCACAGAAGCCTGCCTATCCACTCAGTTGGCAGCTTCGGTCCTTTTTGCTGATTACAATCACGGCAGGAAATGCAGATGTTCTCTGGACCGTTGGAACCGCCACGAGAGAGGGGGACGATATGATCTACGTGATAAGCGCACCCAACCGTCTTTCTGCACCACCAACAAAGCCCCTTCTGCATTTCAAATCGACGCTCTATGTCAGCCCTCGTATGTTTTCCCTCGGCGGCCCGCTCTCTCGCTCTACGGCGCGCCGCACAGACGCGACCTTGAAGCTTGACTTTTTCCGGGTTAGCTCTTGCCCATGCTCGAACACGATCACGATTAGCTTGAGGATTGGCTTGATTGCGAAGTCTATCAAGCTCACGCCCCCTGGTGACGCGATATTCACGCTTTCTTTCGCGCTCATGCTCCTCGTTTTTCGCGGCCCAATCACGCTTGTAGCTCGCCACCTTCTCCGGATTGGCATCCGAAAAAGCCTTTGAAGCTTTGACTTTACAAGACTTGCATTGCGCTGAGAGGCCATCCGCGTAAGGACTCTTATAAAAGTTCTCCAAATTGGCCTCCTTTAGAACGCCACACTTGGTACACCTTTTTTCTGCTAGAGTTTTCATGTCGGAACCTCCATTCCGGCCACGGCTCAGGGTGTTGGTAGCACCGCTGGGCCATAACTATTTGCATTTTAGCTTGACTGCCTCCCTTCAAGCGGCATCTGACTTACTTTCTTGACTACATCTATTTCATAACTGTATTTCTCTTCAAATAATTTTTGCTTTATTCGGAAAACCGCAGTGATGACTCCTTTTGTGTCAATTACACGAGGAAGCCCCGTGACGTAATGAACCAAAAAATCCCCGACATATGACACGCCCGCCCCCAGGTCGAACACGGGCTGAGGCTCCCAGTCCAGCACGAGGCCGCCTTGCTTCATGAGGTCCAGTTGGGCAGCGGCGTCCGCTTCGAGCTTGCTGTCATAGGTGACGCCTGCGTAGGTCGTGCGGCGGGCGTTGTACTTCCCGTTCCGGGCAGGCTTAGGCGCGTCCACACCAGCGCGGGCGAGGGCTTCAGGGGTGATGCCAGCAGAAAAGCGGGCCATTACCAACTCACCGTGTAGTAGGCCGCACTGCCGGTATCACGCTGATCTGGCGTGTAGTACGTGACCTTGTAGCCCTTGCGCCCTAGCGCCGCCTTGACACCCGTTTCCAGCGTATCCACCCGGATAGCGCTCTGCCCTGACTCGGTGGCACGGGCAATCTCCTGGGCAAGCCGCTCAATTTGCATGCGGGCGGCGGTGGTGCTGGCCGCCTGCAACTTGGCCCTCATGCTGCTGGCCTCGGGAAGAACGGCATCCAACTTGAGTGTTCCAATCAGGTCAAACTCCATATATTCCTCCAATGGAATAAGCAAGCGCCCCCACCGCTCAGGCAGGGGCGCGTCTCTGTGACAGAGAGATTCAGGCGAGCGGACAGCCCTCATGGTGCCCGCCCCCGCACCCGCACAGGCGGCAGGGTTCGGTAGGAGCAAACTCAAAGCCGCGCATGAGGTCGCCCAGCAGCGCGGCGAAGGGCGCAATAGCCCGCTCCATGTCGCGGAAGGCTTGCGTCAGCGGGTGGGGTGGGCGCGGGTATAGCTCAGCCAGCACGCGGCGGGTCATCTGATCGGGCGTCTCGTCGGGCATGGGAAACCTCAGCGGCCCCAGTGAGGGGCGAGAGCGGGTCAGGCGGCTTTTTGTTGCGACAGAACCTGTTGAGAGAGCCAGCGCCCCGTGCGGCGCTTCCGGGGGTCGCGGCAGGCCAGGAGCCACGCGGCCACTTCCTCCACGCGGTAGCAGTACCCGCCGCTGCGAGTGCGGATATGGGGACAGCCGAGCTTGGCCCACTGGCACAGCGCCTCCGTGGTCCGGCCAGTCATCCCGGCAAGCTCCCCCGCCCCGACATAGCCACGGGGCGGGGACTTTGGACCAATCGGGGGGGCGACCCTGGCCGCGTCCCGCTCGTCATACAGATAGAGCAGGCCGCCCGCGCTGCTGTCTCTCAGGCGGCGAAACGGCAGACCCTTCAGCCGTTCCTGCACCCGGCTCTGGGCCATGTTCCAGCGGCGCATCAGTTCATGCTGAGTGACCATGCCGGGGGGTCGCTCCCTGAGGACCGGATTGGCCTCCTGTTCAGCCAGGAGCGCCCGCGCTGCGGCGCGTGTGATGCACGGGCAACGGGTGCCCACAGGTTTGATTGGGATACCCCGGTGCGTGAGATGCGCCTTGAGTGCAGCGAAGTCCGCAAAGGCCAGCGGTGCCCACAGTTCCGCGACAGGCACCAGATGGGCCGGTATCTCATTCAGGTTGTGCGTCTCGATGCCGTAAAGCAGTTCCGAACGGCTCATCCCGAGCGCCCGGTAAATCATTTCATGGCTCTCACCTTTCAGGAGGCGGATGCGTACACGGCGGCACGTTTCAGGTGTCCACTGCACCCGCCCGCCAGAACTGCGGGGGACCGGTTCAATGTGGGACTGGCGTCTTACCTTTCCCATCCCTGCCTCCCTCCCCGGCAGTGGCTCACGTACCGGTAGGCGCGTTCCAGGCGGTCCAGTGCCCAGGTCAGCGGGGCATCCCGGCGCAGGGGCACGGGGACCGTGGAGAGCGAGGCCGCGCCGCGCAGCCGCCACCGGTGGGCGAGGGCGGCGCGCTGTTCGGAGACAGTCGCCTCACGCCACAGCAGGGTCACGTCCACGGCCTCCTCCCGGTGGGGGTAGAGCCTCCAGTCCTCTGAGGTGGGGCGCAGGGTGTTGGCATCGGTATAGGCGGGGCGGCTCATCCGCGCCTCGTGGGGAAGCCAGCGGTTTCCAGAAGAGTTCGCAGGGTGTAGGTGCGCTCGGGATAGGGCCGGGGCGGGGGGGCGGTATCGGCGCTCAGGCGGGCGAGGAAGGCGCGGCGCTGGCGTTCCAGCTCTACGGCCCGCAGTTCGTCCCGCTCCCGCCTCAGCGTGGCTGTGGTGAGGCGCAGGCGGGCATTCTCGCGGCGGGCGGCGTGGAGTTGGCAGGCGGCGTAGGCGGCGAGAGCAGCGGTCAGCAGGATGAGGGTCCGGTTCATTCGCACCTCAAAGGCGAGCGCCCCGGCCTGGGGAGGCGGGGCGCTGGGGCGGGTTTTTGTGACAGATAGGGGGCTAAAGGCCGATGACGATGCGCTTTCCTGCAGGGATGAGATTCATAATCTCTTCAAAGGTGGGGGCGGGGCGCTCTCCCCACAGCTCACTGTGGATGCCCTCCCAGTTCAGGCCAAGCTCATGCGTCCAGACGGAGCGCCCCAGGGTCTTTTCAAGCGCCTCATGGAACACGTCAAACGGCATACTCAGCTCTTTCACCGTCATCTGAAACTCTGCCCGCTCCCGGCAGGTCATGCTCTCCCAATAGTGAGACCCGGCCAGCGCGATAGCTCTCTCTTTGCCAATGCTGATCTGTTGGGGCTTCATGTGCTCTCCTTTTCAACCAAAGTACAGCGTCCATCCCAGCGCACGCCTGCCGTGAAGCGCAGGCCGCAGCGGGCGCAGGTGAAGGTGACCTGGGGGCGGAAGGCGTAGGCGGTGACGGGTCGCCAGTCATGGCGGGTCATCTGCACACCTCAATCAGCGCATCCGGGTATTCCCGGCAGGCGGTCAAGTACCGCTGAAGCCAGGGCAGGAGGTGGATATAGAGGCCCCATCCATTCGGGCTGTCAAACGCCTTGAACCGCTCCGGGTCGGCCTCCATCTCCGCTATGCCGCGCTCCAGAACCGGGATGATCTGATGGGCGTGGGTATAGCCGTGCTCATCAGGCCGCCACACGGCTTCATAGAGGCCCGCTTCAGAGGCCATGCGGTTGAGGTTGTGAGTGATGTTCGCGTCAAATACCGTCTCTGTCTCTTGTCCGCGTCCACAGCAGGGGCAGCGGTTCCCAACGGTGCGAATCAGGGTTACGTCAAGGCTCATGCTCTCTCCCCTTTCGGGCGGGCCGCACCAATCGCCTGCTGGTAGAGGTTCAGGCAGCGGACGGTGTAGTAGATGACCCGTTCCAACTTCTCCGGGTCACTGCGGACGGCCCCGAGGCGGCTGTGAACGGTCAGCGGGCCTCCCGGCTCGGGGCGGTGGCAGCGGGGGCAGATGAAGGCCCACACGGGCGGCGTGCCGTCATTCGGGCGGGCTTCATGATCGCCAATAGGCAGGTGATGCGCCTCGTGGGGGAATCCGCTCTCAGCGGGCGTGCGTCCGCACCAGTAGCAGGGCGCGTTCAGCTTGCCGAACGTCACGTAATCCACCGGCGCGGCGGCGGGCTTCACGGGTGCGTTAGGCCGGGCCTCCTCCGCTTCCACGATGTAGGTGCGGGTCGGGTCAATGTCGCCGTTGCCCAGCCTCAGCAGGAAGTCTTTCACCTGCTCACTGCTGTTCGCCCAGGCTTTCGGGAGGATGGCCCGCACCTCCAGGTCACTCAGGCCCTCCGTGTTCAGGGTGGTGCGGGCACGCTGGGCAGCATCGTCCAGCACGTCCTTCGTCTCTGCTGTCACCCGCACGGTGGTCGTGGGGGCGCGGTGGCCCGCTACCACTTCCGCGAGGTTCCCGGCTTCGATGTGGGCGCGTACCACGTCAGGGGAGAGGTTCAGGCGGTCCAGCGCCTTGCCGATCAGCTCCCCTTCGGTGAGGCTGGCAGGGGTAAAACCGCCCTCCAGAGCGCAGCCCGTGAAGAGGTAGGGCCAGAACCCCTGAACGGTGCGGCCTTTCGTGCTGCCCCGGCGCTGCATCTCCCCTAGGACACGGGAGAGAAAGGCGTGCATGGTGATGTTCTCGCGCTTCTTCACTTCCTCCCAGCCCAGCCACAGATTCCGGCTGAGAGCCTGTTGCATGGGCCAGGTGGCGAGGTCGTAGGCGAGGAACTGCTCAGCCAGGGATGTTTCTGTGACAGAGAGAATCGGGGGTGCGGTCACGCCTCCCCTTTCAGGGAAGTGAGCGTCCACCAGTCCCCATACCGCGCAGGCTCCTCCGGGCGGCGGGCAATGGCCTCGGCCAGCGCGTCCCGGCACACGTCAGACAGGCCGTGATCGGTCAGCAGGGCCAGACACAGCCGCACGTTCTCCGGGGTGCAGGCGAACACGTGCTCAGGGCCGCCGAACTCGTGGGTGAGGATGTACCACGTGAGCGGGGGAAGCGGGGCGGGGATGGGCTGCGGGCGGGGACGGACGAAGAAGCCGCGCAAGCGGGAAGCGAGCGCGGCGAGGGGGAGCGGGGTGGTCATGTTCTCTCCAGTTGCACCCGTTCCCACCCCGCCCACCCCCGCAGCAGCGTTTCGGTGGCGAGGAGGCGGGCGGCGCGGCGGCTCAGGCCGTGGCTCTCCAGCCACAGCGTCAGGTGGTGGGGGCAGGCGGTGGTCAGGGTGTGGGTGCCGCAGCCGGTGAGGCGGTAGTGGGCGGGGGTCAACTCACCCACAGCCAACCGTCACGGGTTTCCAGGGGGCCGTCCGGGCCGCCGATGTTCTGTTCGGCGGCCCGGAGAATGCCCAGCACCAGGCCGGGGACCAGGTTCAACTCCCGCGCGATCTGCTCAATGGGCCGGGGTTCGGCGGTCAGCGCCGCCAGCACGCGGTCCCGGACAGGGTGGAGGCGGGCCGTCACCGCGCCGCCTTCTGCCGGGCCTTCGCGCAGCAGGTAAACGGCGGCGTCCAAATCTGGAGAACGTAGCCCTTGCGCGGCGTCACCGCCTCAATCAGCTTCGCCTCCCCCCCGCAGTGGGGGCAGCGCAGCTTCTCCGGGTTGCCGATCACCGCACCGCCGTTGCGGGTCAGCAGCTCCCCGAGGGTGGCGGGGCGGTTCAGGCGGCCATCAGGACGCATCGGGGAGCGCCTGCCTTCTGGGGCCAGCGGTCAGGACGGGCGTGGCAGCCTGCGCCTGCTGGGTGAGGTGTTCGGCGTAGCGTTCCAGAAACTCGCGCTTGAGCCAGGGGAGGCGGTCGGCGTCCACTTCCCCGAGCGGCTTGCCGTTCGTGACACGGTTCATCAGGGTGCGCGTGTAGGTGCCGGGCAGGGTGGCCGCCTCGCCCCGCGTGGCGCGGTCTACGGCGGCGTCCCACTCGCTGAGCGCCTGCGCCTTGAAACTGGGGCGGGCGTAGTCAATCAGCTTTTGCACGCTGGGGAAGAAGTCATCAAAGCGCACCGAGGCGGCGATGGCCTGCGCCCACTCATCAGCGGTCAGGCCCGCGCCCCGGATGGTCAGGGCATAGAGGCGCGTCAGGGGCGCGGAAGGCGTCTGTTTGTGCCGCTCGCACAGCAGCTCCCAGTAGGCGGTGAACTCCAGTTCAGTCATCGAATACCCCCGTGACGGCCTGCCGGGTGTCTTCCATGCGGGCCGCGAAGCGCTCGTTTGCCTGGGTTTGGGTTTGCGGGCGGGTCGCCGCCGCACCCTTGAGCGGGAACAGGCCCGCCCAGCCGTTCGTGATGCTCTGCTCCATCACGGCCAGCGGGTCGGGCTGCGCGGCCAACATCTTGAGCTGACGGCCCAGCGTCTCAGGCAGGCAGGAAAGCCGCCGCTTGCGCCGGTAGGCCAGCCAGTCCGCCCACGCCTCCGCAAAGCCTTGTAGGGCCGTTAGCGGGGCGGGAAGGGGCACGTCCTCGGGCCGGGCCGCCGCATCGCCGCCCGGAACTTTTTCAAGGGCTGTGGGTGGGTGGGTGATTCCCGCCTTCTGCCTTGCCTGACCCGGATTCCCGACAGGGGGAAGGGAGGTGTCAGATTCTGCCGGGATAGGGGTGGGCTGCTCCGCGCGGCGGGGTTCCGCGCCATCTTTTTTCTTTGTCCTGTCAGTCTTCGTAGAGTCAGTATTTGTAGTTACGGGTTTCCCGTCAGACGGTTTTCCCGTCTGACGGTTTTCCCGTTCATCGGTGACTTCGTAGGCCCAACCCGAGAGCCTGCCGTTTTCATCCTGCGCGGCCTTCCGGGAGATATACCCGGCGGCGATCAGTTCTTTCATCGCGTTCTGATGGGCTTCTCTGCCGTCGCTGCTTAGTGTTTCGAGCTGGCGCATGTAGTAGCGCCAGTCATCGGGAAAGCTGAGCATCACGCCCAGCAGCCCCTTTGCCTTGAGACTCAGCGCCGGGTCGCGCAGCATGGCGTTTGCCAGCATCGTGAAGGGCGCGGTGCGCCGGTTGCGGAACCCCGCGCCCCGTTCCTGCGTATCATGTTGGGAAGTCATAGAACCTCAAGCCGCCCGCGTCTCGTCCACGCGGGCGGCTCCGTTTTGAGAAGGGATTAGGTCAGCAGCGGCTCGGCTTCCAGCGTGATGACGTGGCCGCCTCTGGCGTTGGTCGGCTCAACTTCCAGCCAGTCATTCAGCAGGTCGCGCAGCTCGCGGGCAAGGCGGTAAATCCCCATCTGCTGCGCGTAGGACGTGGCGAGGATGGCCGGGGCCTCCCGCTCGAACTCCAGAACGCGGCTCAGGGCGCGGCTCAGGGCGTCAGCCTGCTCTGAATGGCCTGCCTGCTGTAGCGCGTCCTGTAGCACCGTGTAAGGGGTGTCGCTCGGCAACGTGCGGCGACCCGCGTCATAGACCTCATTGGGGATGCGCTCGGGGAGGTCGAACGGCGGTGCAGCGGCCAGCACCTCGCCCGTTTCTGGGTCGTGGGGCGGCGGCCAGGGCGCAGGTTCGGTAGGCGGCGCGACTGGGACGGGTTGGAAGCTGGGCGGGTTGGCGGGTGTGGGGCGCTTGCCGATGTTGGCGGTGTTCTGCGTGTAGGTGGTGCCGTTGCGCTCAACGGTGCGGCTATCATTAAACGGTTTAAAGATGTCCAACTCACGCCGCATGTTGCCGACGAACATGCTGCTTACGCCGCACTGCCGCGCAATCTTGGTGTCCACCCAGCCCTGCCACTCCGCATCTCGCAACAGCGTCTCCACCGCCCGCCGCTTGTCCGCATTCGTGCGCCGGAGGCCGTGGGTGCTGTTCGCCCCCACGCTGTAGAGAATCGCGTCCCGGCGCGTGCCCTGCCGTACATCGGCGTCAATCTCGCGCCACTCGATCTGCTCATGCGCCCGGTAGCGGTGGAAACCGTCGGCCAGCCAATACTCGGAGCCGTCATAGAACACGGTGACGGGGGGCAGGACCACGTCGCTCAGCAGCGCGTCGGCGTATTCCTGAATGGCCGGAAGGCTGACTTCAGCGCGGGTCTGCGTGCCGCCGTCCGTGCGAATCTGCGCGAGTTTAAGCCTTTGCATCGCCGTCCCCGTCCTTCAGGTCTTTGGGAATGTCAAAGAGGGGCAGCATCAGCGGGTCTTTCTGCTCACCGTACACGCGGGCCTGCTCGGCGTACATGCTCGCCCGCTTCGCCCATTTCACGACCGCCCGCATGGCCTCGCCATACTTCCGGGCCACGTCCTTATCCGTCCCCAGTCGCCACGTGCCGTCATTGTCAAAGAAGCCGACGTGAATGCCGTAGATATCGTAGATTTCCTGCTCTGCCCGCAGACAGGCGGCCTTCGCGGTGTCGGGCGTCACGCCCAGCGCAGCGGCAATCTCCCGGTAGTGCATCCCCTGGTAAAGTCCCTTCGATTCCAGCAGTTCCAGCGCCTTAATCCATGAGGTCTTTTCGGTGAGCTTCGCCAGCTTGTGTTCGCGGATGGTGGCGGCCAGCTTGCCTGAGTACATCAGGGTCAGGGTGTTCATGAGGCTGACGCGGGCGCGGGGGTTGTCCGGGCTGAGCTTCTTGTACAGGCTCAGCGGGACCTTGCTGGCCCGTTCGGGCGCGTCGAACAGTCGAATCATCTGCTACACTCCTTCTTGACTTGGTGAGGCCCCCGCGCATCTGCGGGGGCTTTGTCTTGCTTCCGAACCGCCGCGCTGCGGCCACCGTCCCGACTCGCACGGGCTGGGGGCTGTCCCCCGGTGACGTGAAAACCCCCGCGCTGGGCGGGGGCTGCGGTGGTGTTCGGGTGCTGTTCAGGCGGCTTCGAGCTTCGGTTCCCGCTCTGCCGCGTCCTGAAGTTTTTTCGCCTCAGCCACTGTGAGGTCCGTGAAGCTGCCGACCCTGAACCCCAGCACCTCGGCGGCAAAGTCCTTGTCTGCGCCGTCCCACTTCGTCCCCGCGAGGATGGCCCCGAGGCGGGCATGTAGCTGCTGCGCCTGCCCGGAGGTCAGAACGGGGCCGGTAGGCGGCTGCGCGGGCCGGGTGGGTGTCTGGGTGCGGGGCGGGGCCTGCTGCGCCTTCTGGGGGCCTCTGGGGGCGCTGGCGGCGTGTCCGTCGTCGTCGTCATCGGCCACGATGCCGAGAGCCGCGCTCAGGGAGTACCGACGCAAATACGTCAGGCCCGACCCCGCGCCCTGCGGATCGTCTTTTTGCAGCTTTACGCGGGCACGGCTGCTGATGTATTCCCCGGAGGCGTGCAGCAGCATCGTTTCCAGGGCGATGTACCCCGGCTCATCGGTCACGGGCATTTGAACCACACTCAGCCCGTTCTCTGCCAGGGCATCCCGGCAGGCGTCAAATACGCTGCCCAGATCGGCATATTTCGACTTGAGATGCCCGTTCTCAGAGGTCTTGAGCGCGGGACGAATAAGGCCCTGCACTTTAGACAGGGCCTTGGCGAGTTCAGACAGTGTGTTGCTTTTTTCCACGTCGTTCTCCGAAAAACACGCCGCGCTTTATTGCGCTGACGGTAGGTTGCGAAACTCCAAACCTCGCTGCTATGTCTACCTGCCGCCCCTCGGCAAGTCGTATCTGCTCTGCTGTATCCAGGGAGACCTTTCGCAGGGTTTCAACAACTTCGCCTCCAAGCTCTACATGCGTGACACCGCGCTTTACTGCGCTGATTGTGGCTCCACTGACCCCGAAATGGCGGGCAAGCGCTGTAGTCGATTCCTGACTGTTCCGAATCTCAACCACATCAAGCGGCGAAAGCTTTGCAGTGTTGACGCGTCCCTTGGCGGCGCAGTCGCGCATATTCGCCGCGTTGTCTCCCAAAAACAAATGCTCTGGGTTCACGCAAGAGGGGTTATCGCATCTGTGGCATACGGTTGAATTTTCAGGCAGCTCCCCTTTGAAGAGCATGTACGCGGCTCTATGAGCGGTCATTGATTGCGCGTCTTTAGATCGAAAAGCCTTTGGCACGAAGAACACGCCGTACCCTTTGGGGAGCTTGCTACCCTGCCAAATCCAACAGTCCCCAACTACGACGGTTTTCGACATGAAACGCGCTTTTACGTCCTCAAGGCTCGGCTTCTTAGGCATGCCTTATTGTATCACGATTTTAAGCGTAATACGCTATAAGCCTTTATCTTTCACGGCGACCTTGACGGCGGCCTGCGCTTTGCTGAGGGCGGCTCCGATGTTGGCGAGCGATTCACTGTGATTCATGCAGTAACCTCGACTTTCTCTGCGGTAGAAACTTCGGCCTCAACCTCTCCCCCGATGTGGCTCAGCGCCAGCGCGTGCCGGTGCTGGGCCGCGAGGTACGCCGCGTCATATGCGCCCGACGCGGCCAGCAGAGCGGCGCAGGCGGCGCGGTAGCGGTCCAGGCGGGTGAGGTGGTCGTGGCCGGGGGTGGGCAGGGCGTGGGGGGTCATATGGTCCTCCAGATATGGCGGGGAAGCACAATCTGCGGGGGAAGCTCCCCGGTTATGTCGCGCCACGCTTCCGCTTCCCGGATCGCCCGCCCGATGACCGCCGCCTGCTGAGGTACGACGCTAAGCATTCCGCGCCACGAACAAGTCATAGGCTTCTTTGGCGTCTTCTACGGTTTTAAAACGTCCTATCAAATAATCTTTGCCGTCAATCCGCGTGGCCGCCTGCCACTTGCCCTTCTCTGTGTTGAAGGAAACCCCGGTGTAACCTGAGCGATTGCGCGAAGACATGCCCGTATTGCGGCGGTTGACGCTGGGCGTGACACAGCGCAGATTTGAACGTTGATTGTTTAATTTGTTCCTGTCAATGTGGTCAACTTGCAGCCCCTCGCTCGGCTTTGCAAGTTCCCGATGCATAAGGATTTTTTTCTTCCAGCCGGTGCGGGCGGCATACCCACTGTTCAGGCGATGCCACTTCCACTGGCTCAGATATTCAAAGTCGGCGTCATCCACGAGCGCAACGCCACCATTGCTCAACACGATTTCTTTCATTTTCCTCTCCGCAGCAGGCCGCCATCACGAACGAACTCAAAGTGTTCCCTTTTGATGATTCGATCAGGCATATGACCGAACTTTTTCAGGTGCGCCTCCGCTTCCTTGATTGCGAGGCCGACAACCGCCGCCTGCTGAGGTACAACTCCGTTGCCCAGTCGGGTAAGGCGGTCCACCCGCAGGGGAACCCCATCAGCCATTCCACGAACTCCGGGTTTAAGGGTGGGGGTCGGCTGTCCCCACTCTCCGCCTGCCCAAGAGGGGACTCTTCCCAGCGCATCACCGCGCCCGGCACCGTGTTCCGCCCTCGCTGCGAGGGCGGGAGCGTGCTGTTCTTCCCGTCCTGGGCGGTGGGGGTGGGCCACATCTGCACCGCTGTCCTGAGGTTGGGCGAGCCTCTCTTGCTGGCAGGATGCCCCGCCCCAGTCCCCTCTCGGCTGGTCGGTGTGGGCCACAGATGCGGCGGTTTCGCGGCCACTGTCGCCGGCCCGTCCCCGCTCGTGGGGCTGGCCCCCTTGCGGGTGTGGTTGCCGCTGACTGTGGGCGTGGGCCACCAAGAAGATCCGTTCTCGCCTGTGGTGGGCACCAAGGGCGGAAGCCGGGAAACAGTGCCACTCCGCATCAAACCCCATTTCGGCCAGGTCCCGCAGAACTCGTCCGAAAAACCCTCCGGGGTGATCTCGGAAAAAAGCGGGGTCGGCGCTGCTGAGGACGCCGGGGACGTTCTCTCCCACCACCCAGCGCGGCCTAAGCTCGCCAATAACACGGGCGAACTCTCCCCAGAGGTCGCGTTCATCTGCGCTCGCCAGTCGTTTTCCGGCGACGGAGTGCGGCTGACAGGGCCATCCTCCGCAAATAAGGTCAACAGGAGCAAGGTTGTGTTTTCCGACATGCCGCACGTCCTGGTGTCTCTCCGCCTCCGGCCAGTGCTGGTCCAAGATCAAGCGGGCGTGTTCCTCGCATTCGACCTGCCAAAGCGTTTGGGCGCTGCCCAGGCCCATCTCAAGGCCGAGTTCTAGGCCCCCCATGCCGGAGAACAGGCCGCCCACGCTCAGCTTCACCACAGCCACCCCACGATCAGCAACGGCAGCCCGAAAAACACGGCCAGAAACGCGAGAGCCTGGAGGAAGGCCCCCAGGCTCAGGTCCGGTGCCCCGTCATGCTCATTCATCGTCTCCCCCCACGGCGCAGCACGCCCAGATCAGCAGGAACACCGGCACGGCCAGCAGCAGCCACACGAACAGGACGGTTTTCATTTGCCCCCCCTCATCCGGTAGTGCCGCGTTCCCAGCCGGTTCAGCTCCTGCGTCCGCAACCGCGCCCGCACGTCCTCGCGGTGCCTGCGGTTCTGACGGTCCTCCCAGGCGTTCCACGCGGCGGTCCCGGCCAGCGCGATCAGCACGGCGGCGACCATCACGCAGACGGCGACCAGCACGACCAGCCCATCTCTGCTACTCTCCATACATCCTCCTGGCCCCCGCGTTTGCCCGTCCCGGCTGCGGGGGCTGGCCTTTTCAGGCCGAAAGCGGCGTTTCCCGGCAGAGTCGCGTGAGGCCCGGAGCTACAGGCAAAACATGCTCCGGGCCTCCTCTGCATCGTTTGTGCGCGTGTAGGGCCGCGCGTACCCGCAAGAAGACGCCCCGGCCAGCAACGGAACGGGGCGTCAGGTCGCCCGTGACGTGGGCGAGGCGCGAGAATGTCTCTGTGACAGAAAGAACGCCGCCTCACGGGGAAGCGGTGTCGGGGGCGTTAGCTGAGTGCGCCTGCGGCGATGGCAGCGGCGAGAGAGGGGTAGGCGTAGGTGTCCATCTCGTCGAGGTTGCCGACCTCCCCAGGCGTGCCCGTGAGATAGCAGCTCAGCCGGTCGCCGTCCTCGTCGGTGCTATCCGTCACCAGAAACAGGTCGCCGTCCTCATCCCGCCACACCTCGCCCGGCTTCGGCTCCTGCTTTTCTGCTGCCTCCTGCGCGGACGTCAGGGTCATGCTGCCGTCCGGGTGGACGACGGCGGTATAGGTGCCGGGCTGGATGGTGACGGGCGTGGTGGAGGTGATGAGTTGCAGGTCCGCACTCCCGTAGTAGCCGCCTTCCCCATTGGGGTATCTGACCCATAAGTTGAGATCGTCGTCGTCCAGGGTTCCGATGATTTCCCCCACCCAGCCGCCTTCTTTTGCCCTTTCATGGCCCCTAGACCGGTTGCTGATGCTCCGCACCCTGTCCCCCACTTTGAACGCGGCGGGCGTGAGGTCACGGGCGGGGACGTACCACCAATGCCTGACGCGGGGGGAAAAGCACGCATACTCATTGGCCGAGTCAGGCCCGAAACGCACCTCCAGTTCCTCGCCCAGCTCAAAGCCCTTGGTATATGGCCTCCCTGCCTCCGACTTCCCCACCAGCTTGACCCTCTGCCCCTTGCTAAACTGCTCCATGTACCACCTCACCGCCTCCGCCCAGACGGAGGCTTTTTGCTGCCCGACCTTCCCGGTTTGACCGACGCGCGGCACCGTGCCCGCGAGGTGGGGTACTGAGACACGGCGCTGCTCTTAAAGCAGCGCCGTGTCTGGAGGGGGTTAGATGATGGTTCTCAGCAAGCCGTCTCTTGGATGGGGCAGCGGCCCGGTGTACTTCCGCCGCAGGGTACTCACGTCCGACGTGACGCCCTGAACGGTGCCCACGATGCCGTCATGCCCGAACACCTCGCCCTGTTGAAGGGCGGCAATCTCCAACTCCTCGGCAACCGCCATGAGGGACAATTCCAGGTTGCTGAAGCTCTCCCGCGTTTCCTTGACCTTCCGCATGGCTTTCAGGTCGGAGGCGACGTGCCCAGTGACGGCCAGGTTATTCATGTTCGCCACCTGCGCCGCCGTCTGCTGGCTTCCGCCCCGGCTGAAAATCTGTGCGTTTACACCCTTGTTCGTGCGCTTGGTGCGGGCGCGAAGCTCAACCCGTTTGAGGGCTTCCGGGTCTTCGATGCGTTCCAGCGTGCGCGTGTTCAGCGCCTCCGGATCATCGAAGAACTGGTCAACCATCTCATTGACGGCTGCGCGGTACTGCTTGCCCAGCACGCCGGGGAGAACGGTGAGGATGCGCCGCCAGCCCCCTACATCCGTCACGGGAGTGGCAAGGTTCCCCTTTTTGCCGTCCCGGCGCGGCATTTTCACACTGTCCACGGCATGGACAGTTTCGGGGTACTTCTCCCGCAGGTATTCCCAAGTGCGGCGGGGCGACTTGCTGCCCGCCGCCTTGAGGAGGTCGAAGACGGATGCACGTCCGTCCTGCGTGCGACGGATACCCGCCGCGTCCTGTAACATGAGGTCGTTCAAGCGACCCCCCTTTGCCCCCCGTTCCAGCGGGGGTCTTTTCGTGTCCCGACCCTTCCGGTTCGACCGGACGCTCAGCGACGCGCTAGCGGGGTGGGGTAAAGATGTGAGGTTTTCCACATCTGACTCACCCAATTGAGAAACGTTCTGCTACTCCGAGACGTACAAGGGTGGTGAGTCTGGCAACTCGCACCACCCTGTGCGCTCGTCCTGCTACTCCCGGCAGGGCGGCGTGCTTTTTTGCGTGTGCAATGCGCGGGGCGGCACTTCGCCCCCGCCCACGCCCAGCGCCGTATCCGGTCGCCAGAGCGGGCCTGCGTATGGGGTTGTCATGCAGCACGCCTCGGGAGGCAATGGGGCCGTGTTTCACGCCAGCGGCCATCGGCGCGGAGAGGCGTTACTTGCTGGGCTTGACGTTCCGGGCGAACCAGGCGCGGGCGCGGTCTGCGCGGGTCTGCGCGGGCTGGGGCGTGCTGCTGCGGGGAGTCGGGGTCATGCGGCACCTACCTTGAGCGGCTTGTTTAGAGTTGAATCAGGTATCAACTCAGCGACAGATGTATTGAGGAATGGGGCAATTTTGCGAAGGCTCTCAAGTGAAGGTATCACCTTCCCCTTCTCCCAGCAGGTGATTTGCCGGGCATTGCTTTCCCCGCCCAGAGCGAGTTTTGCGAGTCTCCGAACGGACAGGTCAGCCCTTTCTCGGGCCTCTTTGATCCGCTGTCCTACGGTATCGGTGGGCATGGAGTGATGATACAGGTATCAACAAAGGGAAATCAAGCACCCCTTGATACCAGATTCAAGTCTACTTCCCCCTGTTGAAACTTATATCTACAGTGGCGCGTATCGGGGTGCATGTTGATACCAGTCTCCACACTCCGACAGGTGCCCCTCATGCCCCAGACGCCACTGCCGGACAAAAAAACACTTGGAGATCGCCTGCGCGAGTTCATCCAGGCCTCCACGAAAACCCAGGCCAAAGTTGCCGAGGAGGCCAGGATGGACCCGACCTATCTTTCCCAGATGGTCAACGGAAAGGTGAACTGGGTCAACAGCAGCTATTTTCCCGCCCTCGTCACGGCCTTAGGGCTGAAGGCTGAGCAGGTGAGAGAGCTTAAACCCGGAGTATTCATCGAGATACCCGCCCCCACTTCCACCCGCCCCGGCTCCCCCGCCTCCACGGCCCACCCTCTCTCTGCCGGTGCCCAGGGCTACCGCGCGCCCCCCGCTGAGCCGCCCATTCCGGACGCGCTGCGGGAGGCGGTTGAGACGTTCGGCCAGCAACCGGAATTCGCCCCACTGCGTGAACCTCGCTGGGTGAGGTATCTGGCAAACATCCCCTTCCGCCGCACTCCGGCCACGCCGGGTGAGTGGCTGGCGGTGTATGTGAGCCGCCGGGATGAGGTGGACCCGCCGGAGTCGGAGCGTGATTGACGACGTTATCCACAGCCTGCTGCGCTATACGGAGGCCCGTTGCGCTGAGGCCGCCCCCAGCACCGATATGGCCGCACTTGCAGACGGACTGGGTTATGAGCTGGCCCCCCATGAGCGCAGCTTTTTCGACCCCCTGACCAGCACGGCCTATATCCGTCGCACCCGCGACTCCTGGCAGGCCAACAGCGATGCCGGGCATGAACTCGCGCATGCCCTGGCCCTGGAAGCGGCCCCCGGCCACCCGAGCTACCGAGATGTCATGCGCCATTACCACGCACAGGCCCCCGATCTCCTCGCGCACGAGGAGCGTCTAACTGATCACGCAGGCGACCTGCTGACCATGCCGTCTGAGCTGGTGCAGGTCACCCTCAACATCTGTGGTCGAAATGCAATGGCCGTCTGGGTGTTGCACCAAGCGGCCCAGGTTCCGCTGCATGAGGCGCTGAGGCGCGTGGTGCATTTTGACTTCGATGGACGGGCCGGGGGATTCATCGGGCAGGGCGGGAGAATCATCCACGCCAACTCGTACCGCTATCGTCTGCCCCCCTGGGTGGGCGACCCTGTGCCAGACGAGGATGAGTTTCAGGGGCCGGGCGTTTCGCTGTTTCAGGTTCCCGGACGCCGGAACACTGTCATCGGACTGGTCGTGATCGAGGAGTGATGCTGTGACCGCCCGCCTCTACAGCCGCGTTTCCTCCCGGACTCAGGTCACGGACGGCTTTTCCCTCCCGGCGCAGCGGGCCAAGCTGCAAGCCTGGGCGGACTATCAGGGGCTAACGCCCGTGCAGCACTACGAGGATGCCGGGCTGAGTGGCAAACGGGATGACCGCCCCGGTCTGGCCGCCTTGCTGCTGGACCTGCAACCCGGCGATGTGGTCGCCACCTATTCCCTCTCCCGCCTCGCCCGGGGCGGCGCGGTGCAGCTCCTGGGCATCGTGCGGGACATCCGGGACCGGGGGGCGCGGCTGGTGTTCCTCGCAGAGAGCATAGACACGGATACGCCCACCGGACGCCTGATGCTGACCATTCTGGCGGCGCTGGCTGAGCTGGAAATTGAGCAGACCCGCGAGCGGACCGAGATGGGGCGCACCGAGGCCGCCAGTCAGGGCATCTACCCGCATGGCCGCGTTGGTCTGCCGACAGGCTGGACAAAGGACGAGGCGGGGCGGCTCGTGGAAGAACCGGCTGAGAGTGCCGTGGTTCGGCTGGCCCTCGCCCAGGGACAGCAGGCGTACCACCTGACGGCCACGCAGTTCAACGACCAGGGGATTAAGACCCGCTGGGGTGGCAAATGGAGCGCCACCCAGATTCGGCGCATCGTGCAATTCGAGGGCTACTGGACGGGGGAACTGGTCTACCGCGCGGCCAGCCGGCCCGATGAACCTGAGCAGCACGTCACCATCCCCGCCCCGGCCCTGGTGTCCCGCGAGGTGTGGGAGGCGGCGCAGCGGGACCGCACGCACAACCATCCCCACCGCCAGCCCGACCAGTTCCCCCTGACCGGGCATCTGCGCTGTGGCTGCGGGGCGCGGCTGACCGGCAAGAGCAATCAGGCGGCGGGCTATCAGCGCCGCCCCATCTACCTCTGCCATCCCACCCTGCGGAAGACGCCCAAGTGCGGCACGAACAGCAAGGCCAGTCGGCATTACGGTCCCGCCGAGGAACTGAACCACAACGCCCGCGCCGCCCTGGCCGCCCACCTGTGCAGCCCGAACGACCCGGCCCGGATTGCCGACCTCTACCGTGCCGCGCCCGCTGCTGACCCCCACGCGGCAGAACGTCAGGACATCACGCGGAAGCTGGAAGCGTTGGTTGACCTCTACCTCGAACAGATGATCGACCGCGCCACCTACGAGGCCCGCCGCGCCACCCTGACGGCCCGCCTCGCCCAACTTCAGCCGGTTCCGCCCGCCCCGCCTGCCGAGATGCCCGATCTGGCGGCGGTGGCCGAGGCTATCCTGACCGTCCCCAACGCGGAGCTGGCTGAGCTGCTCGACATCTATCAGGTGGAGTTTCTGGCGCTGGGCGGGACTGAAGTGCGCGTGGTGGGGCTGACGCCACCCTGA